CTAATTTATTTTGGTTAATATGCCGTATTGCTACGGCATTTCATCCATTCAGGAATCATCAGTTAACCTATCTATTTATTTCTTTCCAAAATTCCCTTGCTCGTTGTAATTTATCCATACGTTTCATAATTTCTATTTTTAAATTAATTAATACTAAACATTGTGATTGTCCAAAGAATTAAAATTCCGATTATTATTATTTCCATGATTCCTATTTTTTTGATAAATACTTTAGTGTTATTACTACTGAATACAGTAATAATACATATACAAATGTTCCTAACATGACTAGTAATATATTTCGTTTAACGTATACTTATATTTCTTGCAGACATAATTAATGAAGTTATTCATGTGGTTGATGTCGTTAAAATCTCTATTTACCACTACTATGTCTTTGTGGTAAGGAGTATAAAATTCGATTATTGCTTTTATCATTGTCTATGGCTAAATGGTATTTTTACTTTGCTTGTTTTAATTAGCATTCCGTTCAAGAAGAATCCCCAAATTTCGAAACATCCCTCAATTTTTAAAATTTTTGTTGACATGGCTAAAATGAAATTACATTGCCTAGAGCAACATTAATAAATCCGATTACGATTCCTACGAATGCGCATGCTCCCATAAAATAAGTTATGGCAGTTAATAAAAAATCAGCTACTTTCATGGTTATTGGTTTAATTGGTTAGTGGTGCATTGGATATCGCTTCCATTAATCAGCCATTCTGAATGCACCTATATTGTTAACTTGCACCGCGCTTATATAGGTAGAATCGAACTACCACAAGTTAGAAATTTATTGTGTAATTTTCTTTGGTATATTATCGAAACAATAGAGAAAATTTAGGTCTATTGTACCAAGGTCTTCCACCTCTAGAACAAGCATATAAGCAGCTATTTTACGTTCTATCTTTTTGTTGCAATCTTTTTCACTTGCCGATAATCAAAGAACTTTAATATGTTATCTAAAAACTAATCTACTTTAAACCACTATCTGAATTGTTTATCCTCGAAAGGCAATCTATCTAGTTTTATTGTTTCAATCTACATTCAGCAATCTAAGTTCATCACCCGTACATCTGAAGTATTGTTTTTAGCTCGTTTGCTTATAACAAAGATACGTCAGTTTTTTAGATTGTCAACAATTTTCAACAAAAAGATTATATAATTACGTGTTTACACTTAGATTGATCTACGTAGTTTTACTTAGTTGGGACATATGATTCGAATGATATGACAAGCTAACTTGTTATGAATTAGATAGTTACACGAATAAATTATAGATGAGATCAAAATTGTTTTGCAAATCGTAAAGTAGATACGACCTAACCCCCTCATCCCAAACGCTAGATAATACTTGGTTTAATGGCGATTTGGCTAATTGGCTTTCAGTCATTCGTTCGGATTGGTGCGCTATTCTATTTAACATAATGCAAATTATATTACAAGGTAGGTAGGTAGGTAGGTAGGTACATATGTATGTTGGTTTCATTGGCAGGCAGGCAGGTAGATCGATTAGCTAGCAAAAAGCTGAAAAGTTGAGCCAAAAAAACCAAATCGAACACCCCCCACCCAATTTTCAGATCGTTTTCCTCGCGCGACATTTTTCGTGGAATGGGGGTATTACCCAAAAATTACGTACATTTACCAAAAAATAAATATGCCAAGAGAAACGAAGGTCGTTGACAAGACTATGCGGAGAGACCCATCGACAGGTAAGATGGTCAAGAGTGAGAACTACAGGGGTGTTGTTTGGACGGAGAAGAAAACCGCTGTAAAGAGGGGTGATGTTGTCCGCAAGAATATCACTGGTGAGAATTTCGAGGCTATTCGTGGAGGCAAGCCGTTAGTTGAGAAGAGTCTAAAGGTTGAGAAGTTTGACAAGTCTGGCAAGTTAAAAAAGACTACTACGATAGCTGAGGGCAAGAAGGTAGTCAGCCGACCTGGCAAGCAGTCGATTGAGAAGCCAATAAGTATGATTGACAGAATCAAATTGAAGAAAAATATTTAAATTTGTGGTATGAGTATAATCATAGAGAATTTATTACCTCATGGCTTATTAATTGGTTTTGAGTATTATGGGTCTGACGAGGAATTTGAGTTCTATGAGTTGCAGATTAGTTTATTAATTATAAGATTCACGATAACATGGCATTAAAGAGAGGCAATGGTGATGACCCAGCCGTATCAAAAAAGGGCGGTAAGGTAAAGTTAAAGAAGATTTCTTTAAACGAGGGGAAGTATACTGTTGAGCAGGCCAACAAGGATTACGCTAGTTCTATTAAGAGTGGTAAGATGGTAAGTATAAATGACCCATCTATAGATCCGACTACTAGGAAGTTTGTCATGGGTGCAATAAGTGGTAGTGATATTCTTGGTAAAAGAACTGATGTAGCAATACCAAAGGGATATAAGGCAAGTAGTTATAAAGACATATATGGTGTTGACTACAACCCAGAGGAGTTTAGGGCGGCTGCTAAGGGAAAAGATTTCGACAAGTATTTAAGTCAGAAGGGTATATCGGCAGGTCAATCGTTCATTCCTAATTTTGGTTATCAATCTAGGTATGAGACTGAGAGTGATAGGTTGAAGGCTAAGGAATATGATGGTCTTAAATTAAAAGATGAGTTGGGCGATCCTAAGAACGTCAAGTTGAATAGAATGACTTTATTGAAACCAAAATTAACCACTAAGAAGGGTGAGTTGGCTATTGGTTCAGCTACATCTGAGCCAGTTGAGAAGGCTGACTGGAAGCCTGCTGGTGGCGTTAAGACTAAGTCTAGGATTGTAAAGCCTTATGATGTTAAGACTGGTGAGTATATTGGACAGAACTTAAAGTATGCTGCTCAGAGAGTTGCAGGTAAGAATCCGGTACTAAGACCAGGTGTTACTAAGGAGAAGTTGGTTGCTAAGAGGGGAGATCGGTATTTAAATCAGGGCAAGGCTTATTTCAGTAATTATGAGAATCAAGGTCTGGCTTCTATCAAGGAGAAGCGAGCTGAGTTGAAGGCGAGCAAGGCTGATTTGAAGGCTGATATAAAGACAGCTAGACAGGAAGGTAATAGAGAGCGAGTTGCATTAGGAAGGAGTCTCAAGAGGGATTACAATGCTGAGTTGCGTCAGAACAAATTAGCAGGTAAGTATGTCAAGAATGTAGGTCGTGAGTACGTTGGTGTTGCGGCAGGCCAAGAGCTAGAGAATACTGGCAGGGTTAAGGTCAATACACCAAAGACATTTGCTGGATTTTTGGGTTCTAATCAAGACACATTTGACAAGTATGCTAAATCTGACAAGTACATCCGCAAGTCTATTGACAATGCTGTGAATCGGAACTCTACTGATTCAAAAATTAAGCTAGCTAACAGAAGGAATAGATAGTTCCACTCCATATTTGCATAATATGGACCAAACCTCGGCAAATAAGTCGAGGTTTTTTCATTTTGTCGCAAATATTTACTATTTTTGCGACATAAATCTAATAAAATGATAGTAAAACAGGTACATTTTGGCGATGAAGGCCAAAAAAAGCTCAAGAAGGGCATCAAAACGATAGCAGGAGCTGTCAAAAGTACGTTAGGAGCGAGAGGACGTACAGTTTTAATTGAATCCGAGAATCATGTTGGGGGTATGACTGTCACAAAGGATGGTGTAACTGTAGCAAAGTCAATCAACTTGTATGATCCGACTGAGAACTTGGCTGTTATGATGATGCGTCAGGCGGCAGAGCGTACTGCAACAGTTGCAGGCGATGGTACGACAACAAGTATTGTGTTGGCTGAGGCTATTATTGATGCTGCTGACAAATATTTGTCAGAGACAGACAACGTCACTGAGGTGATACGTGAGATTAACCAAATCACTGGACAAGTAGTCCAGCAACTTGACAAAAAATCTAAAAAGCTAAGCGGTAAGAAGCTTGTTGACGTGGCTACTATCAGCGCGAACAATGACAGAGAGGTCGGCAAGATGATCGCTGATGCCTTTGGAGAGGTTGACATGGTTACTGTTGAGAACAGCCAAACAACAAGCACATATGTTGAGATAATTAAGGGTATGAAAATCGACAGAGGCTATGCCTCAAGGGTATTCATCAATGATTTCAAGAAGCAGGAGTGTGTGTTAGACAATCCGTATATCTTGATCAGCGACCATGAGATAAATAACATCATGAATCTAGAGCGTATTTTAGTACCAATAGTAAGCCAAGGAAGGTCATTATTGATCATTGGTGAGTTGGGTCAGAACGCATTGAATACATTGAATGCTAATGTTGCAGGTGGTAAGATTAAGGCTTGTTCGATATTGCCTCCATCGTTTGGATACCGGAAGAAAGACTTACTGGAAGATCTTTCAGTAGCCCTAGGTGGTGTGTATTACTCTGAGGACACTGGTGATGATTTGTCGTTGATTGACTTAGATAGTTTAGGTAGAGCTACCAAGGTTATTGTTAGCAACAACATGACAGTGTTCATGCATAGTGAGTCAAGAGAGGAAGCGATTAATCAAAGAGTTGAGGAGTTGAAGGAGATGCGTGGTGAGTGTACTAATGAGGATGAGAAGAACTTCTTGAGCGAGCGTATTGCTAACTTGTCTGGTGGTGTGGGGGTCATCTATGTAGGAGCGTTGAGTGACATTGAGCAGAAGGAAAAGAAGGATCGGATTGACGATGCTGTGTGTGCGGTTCAAGCTGCGTTGGAGGATGGTATATTGCCTGGTGGTGGTGTTGCGTTGTTGGATGCGAGCATATCTACTGATTATTCAAGTACTGCTGCTGCTATAATGATTGATGCGCTAGAAGCACCATTCAAACAGATTGTCACAAATGCTGGTAAGAACAGTGACGAGATATTATTTAACAGACCTGATGGATGTGGCTATGACGTGAAGGGTGAGCAGTATGGTGACATGGTTAAGTTAGGTATTATTGACCCAACAAAAGTAACTAAGAACGCACTATTAAATGCTGTGTCAGTTGCAACGACAATTATGAGTACAAATGCTATTATCACAAATGTAAGAGATTATGAAGGTTCTAAATAAGTTTTTGATTGTCGAGAAAATTGCTGACGCAAATGAGAATAAGTCAGGTCTAATAATGACGATTGACGACAAGCGTGATTTGAGATATAATAAGGCTAGAGTTGTTAAGGTAGGTTCGTTAGTTGAGGGTATTAGATCAGCTGACGATATATACTTCGATAAGGCGGCAGGACATGACGTATTGATAGACAACAAGCGTCTTACTGTAATTCAGGAGAAGGACGTTGTTTGTGTTCTTTAAGTTCTTTGTTATGACTTTTAATTGCTAAGGCTAGAGTCTTGTGAGAAAATGAGGCTTTCTCTTTGAACACTACATTACGTCTATCTGACTCAGGAATAGGCTCTAGTCCAAGCAATTTTTTATAGATGGATATAACCATCTTTTTTGCCTTGTATGACACTTCGTACAAGTTAGCTTCTTGGTGGCTACGTTTGCGCCAAATATACACCCAATCATCTCTTAATAATCTATTGAATCGTTCTCTATCCCAAGACATAATATTGGAGTAATTATCGAATTGTGTTCTAGTGAAAAGTTTTTCTGAGTAGAGAAACAGTATCATTTCTAGGTCGGCTGTTGATTTAAGCTGATAGTTTGCTATGGCCCACTTTCTGATTATTGTCCAATGTTTTAGAAAGTCATACTTAGGTTCAGTCCTTTCGTATACTTTTTCTGGTCGCCTGTGATATATTTTCTTTTTAACTTTAGGAATCATTTTATTATATTTGTAAAAACAAAATTATGAAAAAGATTGTAGAAAAGAAAACCAAAGAGGTTTATCCATCAAAGATGGCAAAGGCTAAACACGAGAAAGGTGAGTCTAAGAAAGAAATGATTAAGGAGTATGGCATGAAGGCCGCGATGAAAAAAATGTCTAAAAACAAAAAGTAATGAGAAATTCTAAATTAAAACCTAAGAGTTCAACAGGTAAGCCAGCACCTCAAAAATTTAGTCCTGCGATTCAAGACAGTATCAACTTTTATAATAAGAAAATTGACGCTATTTCACAGGGTTCATTTGTTCCTAAAAGCAAGGAGAAGGAATTTAACAAATATTTGGGTGGTTTAGCTAGACAGTATAAAAAAGCTGGTGTACCTAATCCTATTAAAACAGTAGCTAAAGCAAAAAAATAATAGTCATGTTAACACCAAAGAAAACGAATAAAGTTGTTAAACCAACCCAAGTAAAAGACAGTTCTGCTATTTATTGGGATCAGTTTAAACATGCTAAACAGCAAGAGACTTATGAGGGAGCAATAGGCGGACCTAAAGACGAGAGAGCAGCAAAATGGAGAAAAAAAGCTGATGTTGCTTCTAGTAATTATAAGCGACAGTTTAACAAAAACAAACCAGGATATGATAAGAATGGTTTTCCGGTTACTAAGAAAAAAGGATGAAAGACCCAAGATTAGAAAGAGCAGGTGTTGAGGGTTTCAATAAGCCTAAGCGAACACCAAGTCATCCGACCAAGAGTCATATTGTTGTGGCTAAGGAAGGTGATCAGATTAAGACGATACGTTTTGGTCAGCAGGGAGTAGTAGGTGCTGGAAAGAATCCTAAAACAAAAAAAGATAAAGAGAGAAAGAAATCTTATTATGCTAGACATAATGCTCAAGATCCAAATCCTAGTAAATTAAGTGCCAGATTTTGGAGTCACAAAGTAAAATGGTAGAAAATTATCCATATAAGGGAACTGATGGAAGATGGTATAAGCCATGTTCTAAATGTGGAAAGATGTGTGATTATTTAAGGTATCATTATGCCTTTCAATCTTATAAATTAAATAAGAAATGTAAGAGCTGCTCCAATAAAGAAACTGATAATTGTCATAGAGGTTGGTATAAAGGAATTAGAATATCTTGGTTTAATAAATTTAAAATTTCAGCTGAATCTAGAGGTTTAGAATTTAATATAACAATGGACGATGTTGCTGAATTGATACAAAAGCAAAATTTTAAATGCGTTTTAAGTGGATGGGATATTTCATTTCCTGAGACAGGTACTCCACAAGACTGCGATGCGTCAATTGATAGAATCAACTCAAAAAAAGGATATAGTGTTGAAAATATACAAATAACACATAAAAAAATAAACATGATAAAAAATAAATATGATAATGATTTTTTTATATATGTTTGTAAATCAGTAAGTAAAAATGCAAACCGCTAAGAAATCCAATCCAGCGTTATGGAGTCGCATTGTGTCTAGCGTTAAGTCAGGCACAAAGGGTGGTGATGCAGGCCAATGGTCCGCTAGGAAGGCACAGTTAGCTGTTGCTAAGTATAAAGAAGCTGGTGGTAAATACTCAGGTAAGAAGTCCTCTGACAACAGCCTATCAAAGTGGACGAATCAGAAGTGGCGAACAAAGAGTGGTAAGCCTAGCAGTGAGACAGGTGAGAGGTATTTGCCTGAGAAGGCTATCAAGTCATTAAGCAGTGCTGAGTACGCTGCTACAACTAGAGCGAAGAGACAAGGTGGTGGTACAGGTAATGTTGTTAAGCAACCAAAGAGTATTGCAAGTAAGGTTAAGAAATATAGAGACTAATGGGAGCAAGTAAGACATCGAAATATTACGCAGAGAATCCTAAAGCTGCTGAGAAGCGCAGAGAGTATCAGCGTGAGCTTAATGCAACACCTGAGCGCAAGAAGTATAGAGCTGAGCATGTCAAGGTAAGACGTGAGGCTGACTTATATGGCAAGGGTGGTCCTGATATGAGTAAGAAAAAAAATGGTAACTTTGTAAAAGAAAAAGCATCTACCAATAGAGCTAGAAATGGAGCTAATGGTAAGAGCACTAAAAAATAAATAAGATGGCAAATTTAAAATTACAAACCAGCAGAGCTGCTGCTGTGACACCTAGTAATACTGTTAACATCCCATTTCCTGGTGATGATACTGCTGCACCGGACACTGCTAAGTGGCCATGTGTTTTGTATGTAGGTACAGGTGGTATATTGCGAGTTCTGACTGCTTCTGGTGATGACGTAACTTTGCAGAATGTTCCTAATGGTACATTTATTCCGATTCAAGTTATTCGTGTATTTTCTTCAACAACAACTGCTAGTAATATTGTAGCACTTTGGTAATTTATGGCGATACAAATATCCATATCAAACGCAATAGGATCGAGAGATATTGTTGGGTCATCTGTTGATCCAGACGCACAAGCTTTTATAACAGCAGCAGGGATTACTAATCCAATTCAACAAACGGCTATTAATACATTGGTTGTTGATTTAAAAGGTTATAATATTTGGACTAAGATGCGTGCTTTATATCCATTAGTTGGTGGCACTAGTTCAACTCATAAATGGAATCTAAAAGACCCTAGAGACTTAGACGCTGCATATAGAATAGTATTTAATGGTGGATGGACTCACGCAAGTACGGGAGCTACGCCAAATGGAGTTAATGCATATGCAGATACTAAGTTAATTTCACAGGGTACACTTGGATTGAACTCAACAAGTTTTGGTGTTTATTCCAGGACCAATGTTGATAGGCTTGCTCCTTCGATTGGTAATGTCACTGGAGGAGTAACAGGTGAGGCATCTTTATGGCTAAGAAATAATAATGATTTATATGCAAGAGTTAACACTAATACAATTGCAAATCCATATCCATTGAACACTACATCAACAGGATTAATATTAGCTAATAGATCAAGCTCAACACAAGTTACAGTTCAAATAAGAGGAACACAAACGACATTAAGCAATACAAGTAATTCATTATATACAAATGCTTTCCAATTGGGAGGTGTAAATCCTAATTTCTTTGATACTAAGGAACTTGCATTTGCGTATATAGCAGATGGATTAACAGCTCAAAATATGACTGATTTAGACACAGCAGTAGTTGCATTCGAAACAACATTAAGTAGGAACGTATGATACAAGTAGGACTTTTAACATTGCCACAAAAAGAGGAATTAGTAGGACAACTTTATGACTCTGATTCTTATTTCAATCCAATTCAAGACATTAATGATAATTGGGTTATATCAGTAGAAGAAATAGAACAAAACGAAAATCAATTATTAGCTTGGGTAAAGGACTTGCCTTTGATTCCTTTCGAGCCTAAGCCGTCACCATCACCATTCATTTAATAACACATGAGCGTACCAGCAGGCACAAGATTTATAGGCATACTACCAGGTGTGGACATGGTAGAAAGAAAGTCAACACAGGCTAACAGTCCGACTGAGGTTTATACTATTGAGGATATAACTCCAACAACAACAAATTTTGGTTTGTTCGCTCAAACGGCTAATAGTACTCCCATAACTAATACTGATGTAGAGACATCGTTGGTTAATGGTGGGGTGGGTACGTTAATTGTTCCAGCAAATGGTTTTAAGGTAGGAGATAGCTTTAGAGCTGTTGTAGCTGGAGTACTTAATGCAGGTAATAACCAAACAATAACAATAAAGGTCAAGGATGGCAATACTATATTGGTTGATAGTGGAGCTAAGACAATATCTAATATTACAAATGATGTATTTTCCTTAAATGTAGATTTTACGATAAGAGAATTAGGAGAAGCAGGTACGGCATCTATTGTTACGTTGGGAACATTTCATTATACTAAGACATCTAATGGTGTTACTGAGGGATTTGCATTTAACCAAGTTAATAGCACAACATTCGATACAACTATTAGTAATACTTTAGATATAACTGTTCAATGGGGAGCTGCATCTACATCTAACTCAATTTATTCAGACATATTTATATTAAATAAGACATACTAAATGAAATATCTAGTACCATTACTATTTGTAATTATTGCATGTACACCTCAAAGAAGGTTTGACAGGTTAGTAAAAAAGTATCCATATCTTTTAACTAGCGATACTTTAATTGTTAAGGATACTATTCGTGATACAATTCGCATCACTGTTCCTGAAGTTGAGGTTGATACTATTGTAAGTGTGAAAGAACTTTACGATACAATTATACTAACAAAAGATCGTATCAAAATCAAGGTATGGCGAGTGAGAGATAAGGTATATATAAATGGAAAGTGTGACACTGTGTATATTGAGAAGCCAATCGAGAGAGTGGTCTATAGGAAGATACCTATAAAGATATATGAAAAGACTCCTTGGTATAAGATACTGCTTAATAATATTATAGGAATTTTACTAACTTTGCTAGTAGTATATATTACGTATAGAATTATCAGAAAACACTTACTATGAAAACAAAATTACTTTTACTAGCGACATCATTTTTAGCAGTTCTTTCACCAGTTAAACCAATGATATATGTTGCAATACTTGCAATTATTTTAGACACATGCTTTGGTATTTGGAGAAGCGTTAAGAAGGGAGGATGGTCAGCTATTAGAAGCAGAAGATTGTCTCATGTTGTAAGCAAGTCACTTCTTTATTGTGGTGCTATATTATTTATATTTTTAATTGAGAAGTATATAGCTGCTGACTTGTTATCTCACTTTATAGCTGTTGATTTAGTAATGACTAAGATTGTAGCATTCTTTTGTGTGGCTGTAGAGATTAAGTCAATTAACGAGAGTTATGAGTCAGTTACTGGAAAGAACTTATTAAAATCATTTAGAGAGTTTGTTACAAGAGCTAAAGAAGAAGCTGATAAATTGACATGAATCCATTAATTGTTTTTATCCTTATATTTGTAACAGGATTAATCATTAATTATATTATAAGGAAATGGATTTAGATACAACTAAAATTGTTCAAAGTCGATTAAAAAAGACTCAATATTTTCAGGAAGAAACTCCAAAGAATCAGATATATTTACATCACACAGCAGGTGGAGGAAATGCTGTATCTGTAGCTAAATATTGGGATAATACAAAAGACAGAGTAGCCACTGCATTTATCATAGGAAACAAAGGAACAATCGTACAATGTTTTTCGTCTAGAGAATGGGCTTATCATTTAGGTTTAAAAAATGCACCATTTTCAAATATGGGGTTACCATATAAGCCACTTGACAAATTTTCAGTAGGTATTGAGGTATGTAATTATGGTCCATTGAAGAAGAAGGATGGTAAGTTCTATACGTATGTAAATAGTGTTCTTGATCCGAGTGAAGTAACTGAATTAGACGAACCATTCAAAGGTCATATCTATTGGCAGAAATATACTGACGCTCAAATTGAAAGCTTGAGACAATTGGTGGTGTATTTATGTGATACGTATAATATATCGAAAGATTATGATGATGATATCTGGGATTTGTGTAAACGTGCAATGAAAGGTGAAGATGGCATATTTACACACAACTCTGTACGGAAAGATAAGTCTGACATGTATCCATGTCCAAGAGTAATTGAGATGTTAAAGAATTTGTAATGAAAAAGCAGAAGGACATATCATCATTTGTATCAAAGCCAAAGGTAAGCAGACCGGGTGTTCATGCAAAAACTAAAACATCGAAAACAAAGACAAGTAAACTATATAAGAAGGCATATAAAAAACAAGGAAGATGAAAGTAAATAATTATAGAGTAGAGTCACCAAGTGTTAATGATTTAATCTTTGGTACTAAAAGTTCTAATTCAGATACTGTTAATTTTAGAATACAGGACGTAGTAAATCTAACTCAAGCTCCGTCTGTAGTTTCTACAAACACATTAACTACTTATAGCATAGTAAGTATAAATACGTACTTCACAGGTACAGCAGGTGCTAGTTTTGCAATAACACTACCTACGGCAAGTGAGTCTATTGATGGGTTGAAGTATGTTATTATGTCTACAACAAATAGACCTACAACTACATGGGTTACTCCTGGTGCTACTACTATAGTTGGAGCTCCTTCATCATTAGTTGCTAACACTCCTATTTGTTTCCAGTATAACAACTCTGACACTACTTGGTATATATCTATGTAATAATCACTATATTTGTAAAAAATATAATGAAATGAAAAAGATAGAACAAGAAGAGTTGTCTAAATTGACAGAATTAAATCGCAGCTTTAGAGATTTAAAATTTGAAGTAGCGGACATTGAGCTTTCATTCGAAAGACTTAAAAGCAAAAAGAAATCAACGCTAGCTAATTTAGATATTGCTGCACATGATCTAGCAAAGTATCAAGAAGAGATAGTTGCTAAGTATGGCGATATAACAATAAACCTACAAACAGGTGAATATAATTAGAAAGATATCTATTGGTCCTGATTATATGAAATCAATGAACTACACTGTAGGGCAGGAAGTTCTTGATAGGAGTTATTCTATTTATCAGATAATAAGAAATGATGATGGGATTAAGCTTTATATAATTAAGGATGGAGAGATAGTTTTATGGAAGGAGTTTTCAAACACTGTTCCTGTATCAATTGAATATAATATAAATTTCTAATGAAATCACCATACTGTTTTATCATCAAGGCTGTTGATGGTAGGAGGTATGACAACATAAGGACTTACGGAGAAAATGAGTTCATTATAAGTACCTCTCAAGAAGATCACACAGTTTCAAATAGATTCGCTGAAGTAGTGTCTGTTCCAATCTATTACAATGGGCCAATAATTCCTGGTAACATTGTTGTAGTGCATCATAATGTATTCAAGTTTTATTATGACATGAAGGGCCGACAAAAGAGTAGTTGGCATCATTTAAAGGATGACCTATTTATTGTTGAGCCAGAGCAAGTATATCTACATTCCCAAAATGGGAACGATTGGGAAGCATTATCGCCATTTTGTTTCATTAAGCCTATACCATCTGAAGATAAGATTTTTAGTACGTTATCCGGGCTTGAAGAACTTTGGGGTGAGGTTGTATTTAAGAATGATGATATGACTGAAGTTGAGGTTGGAGATATTGTGTCTTTTACACCTGACAGCGAGTATGAGTTTAGAATAAATAATGAGATTCTTTATCGAATGTATAATCGAAATATATGTCTAAAAAAATAGAGATACTTGAAGCAGCTAAGGTAGCTATTGACGAGTTAATAAAGGTATTAAAAGAACCTATCATTACTCGATCTGAGGATGACATATCAGCTGACAAGTTAAAGAATGCTGCCTCAGCTAAGAGGTTAGCATTTGAGGATGCCTTGAATATGCTTCAGAAGATTGAGGAAGAAGAGAATAAAAGTAATAACATTGTACCTACAGTAACTGCTGGTACAGGTGGATTTGCAGAGGGAAGAGCTAAGAAGAAGTAAATACTTTTTACAAAAGGATAGGTAAATGGAAAATACTCTTTACAGAATACTTGATGACCATATTACAAAAAATGTAATCCTAACCAAGAATAGAAATAAGTCTTGGGAATATGGCTATAACCCAAAATATGATTTGGTAGTTATATCTAAGGATGGAACTATTGGAGAGATATATGAGATTAATAGTGTAAAGATAGCTTTACCATATAAGCATGAGAAAGTTGCCAACTATGGTAACAAGTGGAAGGCGCAAGAATACCCACAAGAGCTTCAAAAAATCAAGACAATATTTGATTGGAATAGAAGAGATAATGCTTTCAAATCAAAATATGTCGACTTAATTGAGAGTGAATTTGATAAGCGAGAGCATGGTCATTGGTTTATTAATAATGGTGTTCCTACATACATAACAGGAACGCATTATATGTATTTACAATGGACTAAGATTGACATTGGTCTACCGGACTTCCGAGAATCAAATAGGATATTTTATATCTACTGGGAGGCATGTAAGGCTGATAATAGGTCATTTGGTATGGACTACTTGAAGAACAGACGTTCTGGTTTCTCTTTTATGTCAAGTTCTGAGATAAGTAATACAGGTACAATAGTTCGAGATTCTAGGATTGGTATACTATCAAAGACTGGTGGTGATGCCAAGAAGATGTTTACTGACAAGGTTGTACCAATTGTAAGGAACTATCCATTCTTTTTCAAGCCAATTCAGGATGGTATGGACAATCCAAAAACTGAGTTAGCGTTTCGTGTTCCTGCAAGTAAGATTACTCGTAAGAATATGGATCAAGAACATGATGATGACATTGATGGTCTTGACACAACAATTGACTGGAAGAACACATCTGACAACAGTTATGATGGTGAGAAACTACTGCTACTTGTACATGACGAAAGTGGTAAATGGGAGAAGCCTGAGAACATATTAAATAACTGGCGAGTAACAAAGACATGTTTGAGGTTAGGTAGTAAGATTGTTGGTAAATGTATGATGGGTTCTACATCAAACGCATTATCAAAAGGTGGTGAGAACTTTAAGAAACTATATAATGATAGCGACCCTAGAGTAAGGTCTGCTAATGGACAGACTAAGAGTGGTTTATATTCATTGTTTATACCAATGGAGTGGAATATTGAAGGATATATAGATGAGTTCGGTTGGCCTGTATTTAATGATCCCGAAAAGGCAATAGTCGGTATTGATGGAGAGATGATAACGCAGGGTGTAATTACTTGGTGGAACAATGAGGTTGCTGCATTAAAGAGTGACTCTGACGCATTGAATGAATTTTACCGACAGTTCCCTAGAACTGAATCGCATGCATTTAGAGATGAATCAAAGCAGTCAGTATTCAACCTAACAAAGATATATCAGCAAATTGATTACAATGATTCATTGATAAAAGATCAAGTTCTAACAAGGGGGTATTTTCATTGGAAAGGTGGTGTTAAGGATAGTGAGGTTATTTGGACTCCGGACAAGAATGGTAGATTTTTAGTATCTTGGATTCCAAATCAGCGTTTAAGGAATAATGTTATAACTAGAGGTGGTAAGAAGTATCCTGGTAATGAGCATATGGGTGCATTTGGATGTGACCCTTATGATATATCAGGTGTTGTTGGTGGAGGTGGATCGAATGGTGCATTGCATGGTATGACTAAGTTCCATATGGAAGAAGCACCAACGAATGAATTCTTTTTGGAATATATAGCAAGACCGCAAACAGCTGAGGTGTTTTTTGAGGATGTATTAATGGCTTGTATTTTTTATGGTATGCCAATATTGGCTGAGAACAACAAGGCTAGGTTATTGTACCATTTCAAGAACAGAGGCTATAGAGCATACTCAATGAATAGACCTGATAAGCATAAAACAAAGCTATCTAAGACTGAGATAGAGATAGGTGGTATACCTAACTCATCTGAAGATGTTAGGCAGGCACATGCATCAGCTATTGAGACGTACATTGAGGAGTACGTAGGTCTTGACACTGAGGGTACGTACAGAGATCCTGACTTTATGGGATCAATGTACTTTACAAAAACATTAGAGGATTGGGCTAGATTTGATCCGAATAATAGAACGAAATATGATGCCTCTATTAGTTCAGGTCTAGCTATAATGGCTACACGTAAGCATTTATTTGAAACAGAGAAAAAAGAATCGAAAATAAGTATTAAATTTGTAAAATACGACAATCGTGGAATTAGAAGCGAAATACTAAAATAATGGAGAAATTATCAGTTGCAATTTATCAATCACCCTTTCCAAACCAAATGGCTAGCGATGAAGAAAAAGCTACTTTAGAATATGGTTTGAAAGTTGCAAAGTCCGTTGAAGGTGAATGGTTTAAGCGTAAAGCGAATACATGTCGGTTCTATGAACAATGGGGTGAATACCATCGATTGAGATTGTATGCAAGAGGTGAACAGCCTGTGCAAAAATATAAAGATGAATTAGCTGTAAATGGAGACATGTCTATGTTAAATTTAGACTGGACTCCTATTCCCATTATACCTAAGTTTGTTGACATTGTTGTCAATGGAATGAACGATAGGCTTTTCACTATTAAGGCTGAATCTCAAGACGTTATGTCTGCTGAGAAGAAAAACATCTTCCAGGATATGATTGAAGCTGATATGGTAGCAAAAGATTTCTTACAGATGACTAAGGAGCAGTTTGGTATTGATGCATTTAATGTCAATCCGGATGAACTACCTGAGAACGATGAGGAGTTGTCACTATATATGCAACTAAAATATAAGCCTTCAATTGAGATTGCTGAGGAGGTTGCTATTGATACGATTCTTAAAATGAATGAATATCCAAAGTTAAAAAAGTTAGTCGATTATGATTTAACTGTTTTGGGTAAGGCTATTTTAAGACATACATTCTTAGTTAATGATGGATTGAAAGTTGATTATGTAGACCCTGCAAATTTCATTCATAGCTATACTGAGTTAAATGACTTTTCAGATTGTTATTATTTTGGTGAGGTAAAGCAAGTTCATTATACTGAGCTTTTAAAAATAAATCCAAATTTAACAGACGAGCAATTAAACGAAATACGTAATGCTTCATCTGCATGGTATAGTTATTTTCCAATTATACGTAATTATCAAGATGATGCATTCTTAAATGAAGTTGTTACATTACTTTATTTCAATTATAAAACCACTAAGAGATTTGTTTGGAAGAAGAAAATTCTTGAGAATGGTGGTGAGCGAGTAATTAGAAAGAATGACACATTCAATCCTCCGGTTGAGGAAGGAATGATGTTTGAGAAAGTTGAGGCAGTTCGTGACGTTTGGTATGAAGGTATATTGGTAGGTGGCTCTAACATCATGTTGAAATGGGATATGATGAAGAACATGGTTAGACCCAAGTCAGCTACACAAAACGCACTTCCTAACTATGTGATGTTTGCTCCTAGAATGTATAAAGGAAATACTGAGTCATTAGTAAGACGTATGATTCCTTTTGCTGATCAGATACAATTAACTCACTTAAAGTTACAGCAGGTAATGAATAGGATAGTTCCTGATGGAGTTTTCATTGATGCTGATGGTATTAATGAAGTCGACCTAGGAACTGGAGCAGCATATAATCCAGAGGATGCATTGAAGTTATACTTCCAAACAGGTAGTATTATTGGTAGGAGCTACACTCAAGATGGCGAGTTTAACAATGCTCGTGTTCCTATTCAAGAGTTAAATTCAAATAGCGGTCAATCTAAAATGTCCGCATTGATAGGTAGCTATAATCATTATCTAAATATGATACGTGATGTCACAGGAATTAATGAGGTTAGAGATGGTTCAACTCCTAGTCCTGACGCTTTAGTTGGTGTGCAGAAATTAGCTGCATTAAATTCAAATACAGCTACACGACACATATTAGAAGGTGGTCTTAATATAACAAAGAAACTAGCTGAATGTCTATCTATACGAATTGCTGATATATTAGAGTATTCTGACTTTGCTGAAGAGTTTGCAATGCAGATAGGTAAGTATAATGTTGCGATTCTTGATGACGTTAAAGATTTATATTTACATGACTTTGGTATATTCATTGAACTTGCTCCAGATGAAGAGCAAAGACAAATGCTTGAGGCCAATATTCAAGTATCATTACAGCAACAGACAATTGATTTAGAAGATGCTATTGATATTAGGATGGTAAATAATATTAAGTTAGCAAATGAGTTGTTAAAGTTGAAGAGAAGAAAGAGAACGGAGCAGAAGCAGAAAGATACGGAAATGCAATTCCAAATGCAGATGCAAAGCAATATTCAATCTCAACAAGCTGCTGCTGAATCTAAAGCTCAATTGGTTCAACTTGAAGCTCAATCTAAGATACAAATTAGAGAGGCTGAGATGAACTTTGCTGTTCAACAAATGCAAGCAGAGGCTGCTATTAAAGCTCAGTTAATGGATAAAGAGTTCCAATATAACATGCAACTAAAAGGTATTGAGACTGATAACTTAATGAAACGTGAAGAGAAGAAGGAAGAAGCTAAAGATAAACGAGTTGATCTTCAAGCAACAAGACAATCTGAACTAATTAATCAAAGAAAGAATAACTTACCTCCATTGAATTTTGAAAGTACTGAAGATTCTTTAGATGGTTTTGATTTAGAATCATTTAATCCTAAATAGTATGAGAAATAGTAAATTAAAAATCAACCCATATGCAAATGTTGTTGCATCACCAACTAGTGGTTATGAAGCAAGTGTAGGAGCAACTGTATCTAAAGGTCCATTGTCTGTATCTGTAACTAGATCAAAAGGTTCTGACTATTCTGCTGAAACCAATATTGATGTAAATATGTCGTTTCCTATAACTAAAAAAGTTAAAATAAAAAATAAGCTTTAAATATGGCTTATATAGAACACAACTTTTTTCCATTGAAGGTATTCGTTAGAAATGAATACATGTATCAATTTAAAAAGGGTCATGGCGAATTTACTCAGGGAGTAATTATTTCGGTGAGATGTATGCCAGGACAGGCAGCATTATTTCAAGTATTACTTGAGAATGGTGTTATGAGAGATAAACTACCATCACACGCATTATTGACTGAGCCAGAGTTACCAAACCCTGATTTACCATTTCACTACCTGCAAATATGGAATTGTTTTAGTTATAGATTCACTTTAACTCAACTATCTTATGTGTATGATACAAACGTTGAGGTATATATGAAGGATAGACAATGGTACAAGGGTAACTATTATGCCACAATAAATTGGGGGTCTAATGATATAAATACTGACATAACATTAGCTGAAGATCCACTAGAACATAAATCACATCACATCATACTTCTTGAGAATGGTCAGATGGCATTACAACCAAACAATCGAGTTCGTTGGTATGAACCTTCGTTTGTAACAAAAGAATTCCCATCTAAGCCTGACTATTTAGTTAACAATGCTTGGTTTAATTGTGAGGGTCATGACAAGTGGCAAACTGAAGATTCAGATGTTATGTTTTATGACAATGAATGATATAGTATGCAAATGCATATAAAACGCTGTATTTGTATGATATAGTATGCAAATACATATAATAAAATAATTATTAACTTTGTAAAAATTTAATCAAATGGAAGGAGAATTTAAAGTAAGAGCAGTTGAGTTCGAAGAGAAGTCAGTTGCAGAAGTAGAAGAACAGTTAATCAAAGAACACGAAGAAGCTACAGGAATTGTTTCTACAGAAGAAACACCTGTTGATAAAGTGGTTATTGATAACAATACACCTGTTGAAACTCAAGAGATTGAGATAGACGACAACAAAGTTCTTTCATATATTGGAAAAAGATATAACAAAGAGATTAGCAATCTTGATGAGTTATTTGAACAACGATCAAATAATGAAGATTTAGACCCAGAGGTTGCTACCTATTTGAAATATAAAAAAGAAACTGGTCGTGGAATCGAGGACTTTATTCAATTAAATAAAGACTATGATTCTATGGATCAGGACCAATTGTTATTTGAATATCGTAAAAACAAAGATAAAGATCTTGACATTGACGATATTAGATTCGACCTTGAAAATCAGTTTGGATATGATTCAGATTTTGATGACGAGAAAGAAATAAAGAAGAAGCAGTTGGCTAAGAAAAAGGAACTCACTAAAGCTAAGGAGTACTTTAACGGATTAAAAGAACAGTATAAAGTTCCTCTTGAGTCAAGAGAATCTTTTGTTCCGCAAGAAGAAAAAGAAACTTACGAAGCTTATAAGAGTTATAAACAAGCTACGACTCAAGCGGAGGAGGAGCAAGCAAAAAGGTCAAAGTATTTCGCTGACAAAACTACTGAGTTATTCTCTGAAAAGTTCGAAGGTTTCGGATTTAGTTTGGATGAGAATAAGAAATTAGTTTATAAACCATCTGAAGCACCTGACCTACTGAAAGAGCAATCTAATCTTCAGAACTTTGTATCAAGGTTCTTGAATGATGAAGGTTACCTTAAAGACGCTGAAGCTTTCCATCGTGCTATTGCAGTGGCTTCGAACCCGGAGAAATTTGCTAAGTTCTTCTATGAGAAGGGAATGGCAGATGCGGTTGACAATGTGGCTAAAGAGTCTAAAAATATAGACATGACTCGACAAGCAACACAAGTTACACCAGCTCCAGGTTTCAAAGTTACAGCTCTAGATGATAATCGTGGCAATAGATTAGTAATTAGAAACAAAAACAAAAACTAAAAAAAATGTCTGGTACACTACAAGCGAGTCCTGGTGTTGCAATTACACCTAGCTCAGTTAAGGCAGCATTGCCTACAAACTACATCACTAACTTCAGTTTCTTGAATCAGTATCTTCCTGATACTTACGAGCAAGAATTTGAGCGTTATGGTAACCGATCTATCGCATCTTTCTTGCGTATGGTTGGTGCTGAAATTCCTACTAACTCTGACTTAATTAAGTGGGCAGAGCAAGGTCGTTTACATACTAAATACACGAACGTTATCCCATCTTCAGCAGCTGGTTCAGATACAGCTACTTTTACAATGGCTACAACTGTTCCTGCTACTGTATGTAACTTTAGAGTTAATCAAACTGTATTTCTTTCATCTCAAAGTGTAGCTGCTAACTCTGCAAAAGCAGTTATTAGTGCAGTTGCTGCTGATGGTTCTACATTCACAGTTAAATTTTATAACGCTTCTGGTTCTCCATTTACAATTACTACTGAACTTGTAACTGTATTCGTTTATGGTTCTGAGTTTGGTAAAGGTACAAGTGGTATGAGCGGTTCTCTTGAGGCTCAAGATTTGTTCTTTGATGTTAAACCAATTATCATTAAAGACAAGTATGTTGTATCAGGATCTGATATGGCTCAAATCGGATGGGTTGAAGTAACTACTGAGAATGGTGCTACAGGTTATTTGTGGTATATGAAATCAGAGCATGAGACTCGTTTACGTTTTGAAGATTACTTAGAAATGTCAATGGTAGAAGGTGTTCCTGCTGAAGCTGCTTCTGATGCATTAGCTTATTTGTCTCCATCTACTGCTGCTGCTCCAGGTTCAACTGCTGGTTCAACTGCTGCTGGTACTAAAGGTTTATTCTACGAAATTGAAAACCGAGGAAATGTATGGGCTGGTGGTAATCCATCTGCTTTGGCTGACTTTGATACTATCGTACAACGTCTTGACAAGCAAGGAGCTATCGCTGAGAATGCATTGTTCTTAAATCGTCAGTTCTCTTTCGATATCGATGATATGTTAGCTGCTCAAAACTCTTATGGAGTTGGTGGTACATCTTACGGATTATTCGATAACAGCGAGCAAATGGCTTTAAATCTTGGATTTACAGGATTCCGTAGAGGTTATGAGTTCTACAAAACTGACTGGAAATATCTTAATGATGCTACTCTTCGTGGTGGTCTAGTTGGTGGAGCTGTAAACGGAGTTTTAGTTCCTGCTGGTACAACTACAGTTTATGACCAAGTTCTTGGTAAAAACGCAAAACGTCCATTCTTACACGTTCGTTACCGAGCTTCTGAAGCTGAGAACAGACGTTACAAAACTTGGATGACTGGTTCTGCTGGTGGTGCTGCAACTAGCGATCTTGATGCAATGGAGGTTAACTTCTTGTCTGAGAGAGCTCTTTGTACACTTGGTGCAAACAACTTCTTTATCTTCAAAGGATAAGAATAAATACAGAGAGGGTCTTTATTGGCCCTCTCTATTTTTTAAAAATTTAAATTATATAAAATGGAAAAATTAGCAATTAATCGAGTTAAACTCGATCCAAAAGACAGAACTTATATTCTGAAAAACAATCAATCACCTTTGTCTTATTATATAGCTTCAAAGGACACCCCTAGACAACGTCTACTTTACTATTGTTCGGAAACGAATACAAATCATCCACTTCGTTACGCAAGAAACTCAAACACACCTTTTCAAGAGGAGCAAGATCAAAATGTTATTGTTGAGCCAATTGTATTTGAAGATGGTGTTTTAATAGTGCCAAAAACAAATCCTGTACTACAACAATTCATGCATTACCATCCTGGAAATGGAACTGAATTTATTGAATTTGATAATGAAAGAGACGCTGAAGAGGATGTTAGATCAATGTACTCAGAACTTGACGCTCAATTAGCTGCTAGAGATTTATCTGCTAATGACTTTAATACATTAGAGGCAGTTGCTCGTATATTACTTGGTGGAAGAGTTGATAAAATGAGTAGTTCTGAAATCAAAAGAGATATGATGATTTACGCTAAAAGATATCCAGAGGATTTCTTGGATGCAGTAGGTGACCCATCATTAAAAATAAATAACATAGCAGCTAGAGCTTTATCTGATGGATATTTAATATTGAAAAACAATGGTAAGGATTTATATTTCAATTTAAAAGAAAATAAAAAGAAGTTACTTACAGTTCCATTTGGTGACAACGTTACATCTGTTTTAGCTTCATATTTGCAGTCTGATGCAGGTATTGAGCTATACCAATTCCTAGATGATAAATTATCAAATAATTAGTATATTTGCATCGTTATTAACTTTTAAAACGTTTTAAGATGAACAGAAAATTTTTACAATTCACTATTGGAGCTGCTACTGCACTTCCAAAGGCATTAATCTCAGCTAACGCTGATTATTTAATTACAATGCCATCTACATCAACATTAGTACTTACTTCTATTGGTGGTGTTGCAACTGCTGATGTAATTACTATTACATTTACTACTGCTGATGATACTTATGCATCTCACTATGCTGTAGTTAATGCTTTGGCTTTAGCTAATAGCCCAGGGTCGAATCCAGACGCTATCATTGTTCCTGCATTACCATTGGTTGGTGCAACTCAACAATTGATTACATCTGTAGCTATCGCTTAATAAACTATCAAACTAGAAAGGAAGGGCACTTATATTAAGTGCCTTTTTTTATTTATCTTTGTAAAAAGACATCTGATGATTAACGAAGTTAGAAATACTGTTCTGTCTATATTAGCAAAAGACAATAGAGGTTATATCACACCATTTGAATTTAACTTATATGCCAAGCAAGCACAGTTAGAAGTATTTGAACGATATATCTATTTATATAGCAATGCAATTATAAAGCAAAATGCAAGAATGCATGGTGAGGGTTATGCTGATGTGCCTAAGAAACTATCTGAGGTTTTGGATACCTTTTATAAGGTAGACACATTAACTTATACAGCTCCATATTTTGAAGCACCAGCAGATAGTTATTTCATTCAGAAGTTGGTATTAAATGGTTCAAAAGAAATAGAGAAAGTAAGTCATCCAAAAGTACTTTACTTATTGGCTTCAAATCTTACTGCTCCATCGGCTGCTTATCCTGTTTATACATTAATGGATAATGATGGAACTACTACATCAAGGTCTAACTTTATGGTTTATCCTGATACAATAATAACAAATGTAGATGCTCACTATTTAAGATATCCAAAAGAACCTAAGTGGACATACACATCTGTTGGAGGTGACCCATTATTCAATCAGTCAGCTTTAGATTATCAAGATTTTGAGATGCCTATGAGTGATTTCTCTGACTTAGTTGTTAAGATATTACAATATGCAGGTGTATCAATCAGAGAACAAGAAGTCATTGCAGCAGCTAAGGCTGAGGAGTTACAAGAAATACAACAAAAACAATAATAAATGGCATATATAACTAACTATCAATATTACACTAACAATGGTGTAATACCTGAAGATGCGAATTGGGGTTCGTATCAATATGTTAGCCTTGCAGATATAGTTAACAACTTCATGCTTATGTATGTTGGCAACGACAAACTTGTCAATAATGTTGAGCGATATAATGTATTATTTCATGCAAAGAGGGCTATACAAGAACTCAATTATGACGCATTAAAAAACATTAAGGTAATTGAGTTAGAGTTAGGTAGCCAATTAAAAATGGTTTTACCGCCTGACTATGTAAACTATGTAAGAATATCATTACTTAGAAATGGTGTGTTACTTCAGTTGACTGAAAATAGAACAGTATTATCAGCTTCCGGATACTTACAAGACAATAATCTTGATATAATTTTTGACATCAATGGTGAGGTTGTAACAGGTCAATCAAAGCTCGACATAATGAGACAAGAAGCTCAGTTATATACAGGACCTGGGCTATATAACGGAAATTATGGTTGGGCATACAATGGTGAGTGGTACTTCGGTTATAATATTGGTGGGCGTTATGGTTTAGCTACTGATGAAGCAAACTATAATCCTAAATTTACTATCAATAAAGCGGCAGGTGTTATTGACTTTTCTACTGGTGTACAAGATGGTCATATTGTTCTTGAGTACATTTCAGATGGAATGGAAAATGGTGACGATTCTCTTGTCACAATCAACAAGTTAGCTGAAGAGTATATCTATAATTATTTAAAGTGGGCTGTTCTTAATAATAAGACAGGTGTTCAAGAGTACATAGTTAATAGAGTTCGTAAAGATAAGACAGCTTCATTGAGAAACACAAAAATACGATTGAGTAATTTGCATCCAGCTAGACTGCTTATGTCATTAAGAGGTCGAGATAAAATTATAAAATAATGGAATTAAAAAAGACTTTTATTTCAGGAAAAATGAATAAAGATCTCGATGAGAGACTTGTTCCTGATGGTGAATTTATTGATGCGTTAAATGTAACTATTGACACTACGTCCGGGTCTAATATAGGTGCTGTGTCAAATTCACTTGGTAATTTATTGGTTTCTGATATTCAAGCATTGGTTGAGGCTCAAGGTGTAACTTACGTAGGGTCAAATGCTAAAACGATTGGTGCAGTCACTTATGAGGCCAACAACTTAATATATTGGTTGGTTACTAGTGATACATTTGATGCAATATTTGAGTATAGTGAGCTGTTTAATTTAACTAGCATTGTATTGTTATGTACTAATGGTCAACTTAACTTTAATAGAAATTATCCTGTTACTGGTATTAATTATATTACTGCTACTAGAGATGAAGGTCCATTTATTTATTGGACAGACGGATTAAACCCACCTAGAAGAATAAATATAGCAAGAGCTAAAGGTTACACGACTGACGACCCTAAAATAGATGAGGACATAAATGTTATTCTTAGGCCACCTTTATATAGCCCAAAGATTGACTTGTCTTTTGATACTGCTATTGAAACATCAAATAATATTCAAGATAAGTTTATATACTTTTCATATCGATTCAAGTATAAAGACAATCAGTATAGTTCATTAGCTCCATTTTCATCTGTTGCTTTTCATGCAAGTGGATTTGCATATGATTACAATACAGGTGACAATAAAGGAATGTTAAATAAGTATAATAAAGTAGATGTAACATTTGATACAGGTAATGAGTTTGTTGAGCAAATTCAAGTACTTTACTTTGATACTTATAAATTAAATGTTTATATAGTTGACAATTATAACAAAGATGACTTATCAATATTAGATGATTCAAAATATACTATAACATTTTCAGCTAATAAAATATATACTCCATTAGAGTCAAGTGAGGTTACTAGACTATTTGATAATGTGCCTTTAACTGCAAAAGCACAAGAGATAATTGGGAACAGATTGGTTTATGGTAACTATGTTCAGTTTAGAGACATTGTTAACGCTGAAGGTGTTAAGATTGTTCCTGATTATACGTTATCTCTTGAACCTGAAACTATAACAACTGAACCTAAGAAAACATTTAGAAGTGATCGTGATTATGAGATAGGCATTGTATACTTAGATGAATATGGAAGAATGACTACTGCATTAACAAGTAAAACAAATACACTATATATTCCATCTCTTAATTCAGATACTGCAAATTCAATAGAATTAACTCTAAACAATGAGCCACCTTATTGGGCTACAAATTATAGATTTGTTATAAAGCAAGCTCAAGGCGATTATTACAACATATTTCCAAGAATATTTGTAGTTGATGGTGTATTTAGATATTTCTTAATCAATGAATCAGATAGGGATAAAATAACTGTTGGTGGTTATATTATATTTAAAACTGCTAATGGTATTGCCACTCATTCAGATAAACAATTCAAAGTACTTGAGCTTGAGTATAAAACAGCAACAGCTCCTTTTTCTACTGAGGGTTTATATTTTAAAATAAAGGCCGATCCTGTTGATGTATTTTTAAGTGAACCTGAATCAGAAACCATTACTGCTTCAGGACAAGGTAGAGGACCTAAGAATAATGCAAATATTACTTGTCTTGGAGATCAAACAGTTAGTCCAGTAGTATATAGATCAACTGATGTTACGTTTGAAAAATCTTTTTATTCTGGAACAGGCGATAATACATTAATAGAGCCATTTCAGGCAGGTTCTCCTAACATAAATATAGAATATGCTTATGCAGGTGGAGAATTAAGTAAGGACTACAGAATATCAATAAGAATAGTTTCAGAAACACAATTTCAAGTATCTACTGCTCCAGATTCTGACACTGGTTGGGGGTCATCAATATCAATACCTCCTTCAACTTCTTCTTATTTTTTGGCAATAGCACTTACACCTACTTATGGAGATCCACCAGATTTTGAATTATATTTTGATGATGGTAATTATAATATAGGCGATATATATGTATTTAATGTAAGATGTAATGGAGTTACAAATCCTATACCTATTGTAGGTCCGTACATATTTTCATCAACAGTAATAGATGATATATCTTCATATAGTGGTATTCCTTTAGATAATGACATGGGAAATATACTTCCAGATGAATATGGAGGTCACGCTATATTAGCTTATAACGATCCAATATATCCAGGAGCTAACATACAAATTAATATACTAAGAGATTATGCTCCTACTGATCCATCAGCACCTGTTAGAAATCAAAATAATAGTTGGACTTCTGACAATTACTATAAAAATTTAGAAGAGTGGTTTTGGAAATCTGGAGCTTATCAAACGTTTCAATATAAAGATTTTAGTGATACTCTAATTACTTCTGCTAATAATGTAATATTTAGAAGATCATCAACTACAACACCACAATACTCTACAGACCCTTCTTTAACTGACCAAAGTAATTATATAGAAGAAGATGTAAATGGAACTTTATGCATGCTAATTAGAGGGGTTGGAGATAATTATGTTTGTAATAGAAATGAAATACAGACTGAAATAGAAATAACTCAAACTCCAACAGTTCAATTATCAGCTGAGACAGTTCCATTGATTTCAGATATAGATGTGTTCTACGAAATGCGTAAGACATATCGAATTGAGAATGGTAATCACATGGTATCATGGCCTTATGCTGATTTTACTGATGGTAGTGGATTAGTTCCACCTGTTCCAGCAGCAGCAGGATATACAGTATTAGGTCCTTTAGACCCTAATAATCCCACATCAACTGATTTGATGCACTCATTCAATGTTGGTGAAGTTGTTTATGTTGAAACTAGTGACCCATCTTATGGGCCTCCACCACCAACAACAACACCATATAATATAATTTATGTTACTGATTATGCCATAGTTATAGACTTAGCATTTCCAGGTGCAGGTCCATCTACTCCAGGAAAGGTATTCTATAAACCATGGGAAAGTGATCAAGATTTAAATGCATCTCCATCACCAATTTCACTTGTAGTTGAACTAAACAATGTAACGTCAGATAACTCAGACTTCAATGCTTTTGCTTTTGGTAATGGTGTTGAGTCATATAGGATTTATGATAACTTCTTGAGGCCTACAATGAAATATAGTCCAAGAGCAACAAGCGTTATTGAGGACTACAAGCAGGAAGAGAAAATTGCATCACTTTGCTACAGTGGTATCTATAAGGGAGATACATCAACCAATCGATTGAACTCTTTTAATTTATCTCAAGCGAATTTCAAGAATTTAGATAAGCAGTACGGACCGATTCAAAAACTGTACGCATTAGATACTAACTTAATGGTATTACAGCAGGACAAAATAACTTCAGTTCTTTATGGAAAGAACTTGTTAGTTGACGCTGTTGGAGGTGGTCAAGTGGCCTCTGTTCCTGAAGTATTAGGTAACCAAGTAGTTCATCCATCTGAGTATGGTATCAGTAATAATCCTGAGAGCTTTGCAAAGTTTGCTAATATTGTATTCTTTACTGACGCTAGGAGAGGAGCAGTATTGCAAATGGTAGGTGATCAAGTTATGGAGATATCAGCAAATGGTATGAAGAATTATTTTAGAGATGAATTAAAAGATAATCCTAATACTCAGAAGCTTGGAACATATGACCCATATAATGAGACTTATGTTTTGTCATTTACCAATGTAAGACAAGGTAGTTGTGACCTTTCAATTAGTCAAAGTGTTTTAACGCTTCCATGGAATACATTTGGTTTTCCATTTATTATGTTCTCTATTATGTCTAATACATATTGGGATGTTGCTTTAGAAGATACTGGAGATGGCACTGATTGGTTAACACTGAATGTAAGTGCAGGATATGGCGATCAAGATATAATAGCTAATGTTACTAGTAATGAAAAAGAAACAAGAACTGTTGATATTAAAGTTGATTATTGCGATAGTGAAAGTATAACATTCACGTTAACTCAAGAAAGTGAGAGTTCTCCAGGTGAATTTAAATTAAAGGCCAAAAAATAATATATATGTGTGATTGCATAAAAATAAACTACACCCCCATAGGTCAAGAGCCTGTAAGCATAGAAGTAACTGCCAATGGTGTTATAAATGAGAGAAACTACTATGAATTCGTTTATGATGGAGAGACCTTTACAATTGCATGGAGTGGTATAAGTTGGCTTTTTGGTTTTTACGGAGAAGAGCCAGTGTTATGGATTTTAAATGATGATGTAGAATGTCCTATAGGTGATTGGGTTAATAATAGTGACACAACATATTTCTCTGCGTTCGATATAGAGGAATGCATGCCTAGAAGAACAATAACATACTCAAAGGTAGCTGAAGGGTGGAATTCATTTTGGTCTTATCAGCCTGATTGGATGACTGAGATGAATAGCATATTTTACACATTTAAAGAAGGTGAGTTGTGGAGACATAATATAAATACAACAAGGAATAACTTCTATAATCAACAATATCAATCAAGTATAAGAACTATTTTTAATACTGATCCACTCGTTACTAAAGTATTCAATACACTATCACTTAATAGTACGCATCCATGGACTGCTGACTTATATACCAATATAAGTGCCGGGTCTATTGACTACACATACTTTGTTGAGAAGGAAGATCAATGGTTTGCCTACATAAGACGATTTGACAACACGATTGACGTGAAGGCATTATCTACTCAAGGAATTGGTTCGGCAGATAGTGTTGACTCGACAACACCATCTGCTGTTGTAGCTGACTTTCTTTTTAATATAGACTCAAGTATTAGTATAGGTGACAAGTTATATAAAGAGTCAGGTGGAACTTTAGTTCTTGTTGGTATAATAGTTGACCTATCTATAAACTCAATTACTATTGACACGACTATTGGAACTATACCATTAACAACTGATTTCTTAATATGTGTTAAAAATAGCCAAGCTGAGTCATTTGGTCAAAGAGGTTATTACATGAATGTTTATCTATATAACGATTCAATAGAGCAAGTTAAATTGTTTGCCGTAGGTACTTCAGTATTCAAAAGTTTTCTGTAAATTTGTGTATGGAAGTTCGATTCTTAAACAATAATGATTATGAGACATTATCATCATGGTGGAAAGATTGGAGATGGACACCACCACCTGCCGATATGTTGCCAGAGAATGGTCAAGGCGGTGTAATGGTTTCGAAAGATGGTGTTGAGATATGTGCTGGTTTTGTTTATTTTACTAACTCAAAAGCAGCCTGGATTGAATTCATTGTTTCAAACTTCCACTATAGAGAAAATGATAGGCATGAGGCTCTTGAATTTCTTATAAGTGTGTTGATAGAATTAGTTAAAGATGCAGGTGATTTTAAATATATTTATACATCACTGAAGAGCAAAAGTCTAATTGATAGATATAGCAATTGCGGATTTGAAAAAGGTGATAGCAATTGTCAAGAAATGGTTAAAATATTATAACATGGCAGCAGTAACAGGAACGATAATAGCTTTAGGTGGTCTAGGTTTGAGTGCAGCTCAAGCAATTAAGTCAAGTAAAGATATGAAAACAGCATCACAAGCGGCAGCTAAAGCGGCAGGTGAATTAAAGAATATCAAAGAGTTTAATGCATTTAAGCAAGTTCAAGTTCCAACACTTGGGTTTAATTTAGCACAACAATCACAAGCTCAAGCAGAAGCTCAAGCATTACAATCATTGCAAGGTGCAGGTGCTGAGGGAGTTATTGGTGGTGTAGGAAATGTACTACAAGCTGGTAATGAGCAAACTTTAAATTTAGCTGCTCAAGCAAATCAAGCTCAATATCAAAGAGATATGGCTCAAGCTGAGGCAGAGCAAGGTATTCAATCAAGAAAAGCTGAACGTGATTTTTATGCAGGAATAAATGAGCTTCAAAGTGCTCAAATGCAAAGAGCTGCTGCTGAGGAAAGTCGTAATGCTGCGATTGAAGGAATGTTTAGTTCAGCAAGTACTGCTTTAACTAGTGGATCTAAAGCGGTTGATTTGTACAAAAAGTCAAACGCAACAACAAAATTTAATGTTGGCCAAACAGCTAGTCAAGGAGAACCAGGTTATGGTGTTTTGACTAATAAAGTTCAACAACCTACACAAAATAGTTGGGATTGGGCATTAAATCAACCAAATCAAAATAATTGGAATTGGGCTTTACAACAACCTTAAAAAATGGCATCTAGAAATAACGAATATACAGGATTTATACCAGCAAGTAATCCAATAGATTGGGCTAAGCTTACTGGTGGTTTAGTTAGTACTATTACTGAAATTGGTGAGTCAAGAGAAGCCGAAAGAAAAGCACTTGATAAATTACAATATGATAATAGTTTAATATTACAAAACACAGAACTTGGTAAAAGTCAATCTTTAAATCAATTGATTTTATCAGGGTCAAATGATGGTAGACAATCCATGATGCAATGGAATCGTTTATTAAAATCTGGTCAGATTACTCCTCTTGAATATAAGAATCGAATAAACAACTTGATGGATAGTTGGTCTACATTTGCTAATACTGCAAAAACTTATGACCAACAAATGCAAGAAGCATTAAAAAGACAGCAAGAAGGATTAGGTTCTGGTTTAGAGTTAGAATTGAATAGTAGAATTGCTCAACTAGGAGATCTTAAAAATAAAAAAGTACAAATAGACCCAACTAACGGAAATTTTGTAATTGGTCAATTAAATAAAGATGGAATGTTTGACCCATCAAGTATAATTGACGTTAGGTCTATAGGTAAGCCTGGTAATATACTTGACGATAAAATTGATTTGGCTTCAATAGCTGATGAAAAAACTAAAGGATTAGCTTCTTGGATTATTGAATCAGGAAGTAAAACTGTAACGGATGCTCTTCAAAATCCTGCTGTTCAAAAATCAATATATGATTTAACTCAAGGAATCATGAGTAACCCAAGAGCAATTACAAGTATTTTAACTGATAATACTGACGGAGGTTATGATTTTTATTATAGCAGTGATGATTTAAAAAACAAGCTTGAAGATAGAGTGGCCAAAGAAAATGATTTTAGGTCACAAAATAATAAAGCTGCTTTAAGTGGTGATGAGCTAACTAAATTTATTGACGGGGAGAAAGACAAATTTATATTTTTAGCTCAAGATGATCAAGGTGTATATCAACCTAACTTAACAAATAGTCAAGTCAAAAAAGCAAGAGAGACAACTGAAACTGCTATTAAGGCAAGACTAGAGAGAAAGGTTGAGCTTGATGAACCACAATATTATGGTGGTGGCGGAGGCGGAGGCGGAAGCAGCAAAGTAGATCCTCAAAATTTTGCAGTAGCTGCATATATAGCATCAAATAGAGCATTAGATCAAGGTGATTTTTCTAACCTTGACAACGATCAATATAACTTCAAAAAAGGTTCTGACTCAGGTAAAAAATATGTAGAGGTTACAAAAAGAGCTTATGATGAAAGAAGTGGAACTTATAGTAATGATCCAAGAGCTAAAAAAGTAAAAGTATATTCAGCTGATGGATTATCTCAATATGTAAAAGGAATGGATAAGCAAAAAAATCTACCTACTTCTATATATAATAGCGGTAAGAATGATTTCTTCAAGTTGAATAATTACACATTGCCTGGTACATATAAAGTAGGTCAAAGTGGTAGTAGTCAATCTACAGGAGGAAATACAACAGGAGGAGCTAGTAATAGTGGTGGAAATCCTAGATAATAAGTATATTTGCATATGAATGAACAGACTCTAAAAGACTTCATTGCTACGGCTCAGAAGTACAACTACGATTGGAATACTGTATTTGGAAAATTCCCTGAATTGAAAGGATATAACAAACAAGTATTAAAGGACTACGTTGCAACAGCAGAAAAAAATAATTACGATTATGATGTTGTGAATGCTAAGTTTCCCGAACTAAAGATAGGTGGTCAGCCATTAAAAAAAAAAGAGGTTTCACAATCAACACAAAAACAAAAAGCTACTTCTTTGGATGGATCAAACAAGGCGACAAAACAGCAATCGGTCTCTTCAAATCAGCAAGGTAATTACTCTTTACCTGGTGAATATTTAGACTATCCTGGCAAGGGTATTCGTAGATACTATGATGGTAAATGGTATGACTATGGATTTACTGAAACAAAAAATGGTAAGGAATTTAGTGTATATGATAAAGATATAACTGATCCAAATAGAATCACTACACTCAATAAAAAGTTCAATAAAACAGCTTCACTAGACCCTATTGATAAGGTTTACTCAAACTATGATGAAGAGAAAAAAGACAACCAGTATAGAATAAATAATGGTAATTGGGAACGAAAAGTACCCGGTGCTATGTCATGGTCAACAGTAACAAACGAAGGTTCGGTTGGTGCTTTGAATAGACGTTATGGTAAAGATGTTAAGTACAAGCCTGAATTAAAAACAGTAAAGCAAGAACCTAAATTACAATTTGCAGATATAAATACGTCATTAGTCAGTAAAACTGAAGAGAACGCTGTTGATGTTTTAGCTAAAAAATATAGTAAATATGGATTCACTTTTGAGCAAACTGGATTTGGTACTGACTATGTAACTGTATATAATAAAGATAAATCAAAAGAATTAACAGTTGGTTTTGATGAGAAGAACCCGGAGGAAGCTTTAAAGCTTAGAAACTTTTTAGAGCAGAATGCATCTAAAGAAAAAAGCAATACTGCGATAGAATTAGAAAATAAAATAAAAACATTAAATAGTGGCTTTATTAATTTTGATGAAGCTAATAAAACAAAAAATTTCATTATACGTCCAGAGACTGTAAAATATGTATTATCTGATGAGTATAAGGATAAGTTCTCTAATTTATCTTTTGATGAAATGACTGAACAAATTAATAAATCTATTAAGCCAAGTTTAGGAATAAAAGATTTAGAAAAATTCTATAATTCAGAAACATATAAAATTTATAAAAATAAAAAGAAAGAAGAGTTTGGAGCTAGAGATGCTAGGATAGATTTATTATATACTGAACTACAATCAGCTAAAGCATCAGGAAACAAAGCTGCTCAAAAAAATATTAAATCAAAAATAACTGCATTCTTAACTGATGATGTAATTCAAGACCAAGTAAAGAATTATAGCATGCAGTTAAATGATTTAGATAATGCTGCTAAAAAACTAGCTAACGATCAAAAAAAGTATGCTCAATCAATTGAAACATTCAATAAAAAATCACAGTCGGGTCAAATGTCACAAGAAGAATTTGATCAAACTAAAAAAATGTTGGATGAACAAGCTGAGTCATTAAGTACTAGAGCTGATTTTTTAATGTCATCAGGTAAATCAATTCAAAAGAATCAAAAGAAATTAAATGTTATAGCAGGTAAATATGTTACTGAAAAAGCAAAAGCTGGTAGTTTTGGAGGTGGTATAGTTAATTCATTTTTAACAGGATTTTCTAAAGCTATTGTTGAAGCTCCAGCAACTCTTGCTATATCTGTTCAAGGTGCACAAGCATCTGATGATTATGATAAATTATCTCCTGAAGAAAAGCAATTTTATAAAAACAAGGGTTATTCAAGAGAACAAACAAAAAATTTATTAGTAAATGAAAGATTAAAAGATTTTAAGTCAGAGTCAAGAAAAGTTTTAGTAGATGCAATTGGTGCAGATCAGACTACTAAAGAATATATGAAGTCTGCTGATAGAGGATTTTTTGAAAAAGCTATATATGGAGTAGCTGAGTCAACTCCTGCAATGTTATTATCATTAATTAATCCAACTGCTAGCTTTACTGGCCTCGCTGCTCAATCATATAGTTCAATTGAAGATGAGATGTTAGATGATCCTGACTTTGCTACATCATCAGTAGGAGAAAGAGCGATGATATCTGTACCGTATTCATTAGTAATGGGTGTTCTTGAGAACTATGGTTTAAAGAATGTAGTTAAAGGTGAGTCATTTGCAGGTGGTGTAGTTAAAAATATATTGGCAAAATCAATAAGCAAAATGCCAAAGAATGCTACTCGTGAAGTACTACAGTCTATAATAGATAAAGAAGTCAAGAGCTTAATAGGAAAAGGATTGTTAAAAATTGCTAATGGTGCAATAGCTGAATTTGAAACTGGTGCTACTCAATCATTGGTTTTAGATGTTGGCCTCAAATCATTATATAATAAAGTGAAACAGTCAGGAATGACTGAAGAGGAAGTTCAGAATCTAAGTGGCGGTGAATTTTTTGCAACTCCTGACACAGTTGGAGATGTATTTTCTACTGTCCTTGAAGATGGTTTAGCAGAAGCTATTGGTGGTGCAACAATCGGAACATTTTCAACTGTAGCATCTGGACTAAAAAATGGTAACATATCGCTTTATGATGAAAAGGATTTAGATTACTTAAAAGAAATATCTCAAGATAGTGAATTCAAAAAATTAATTGTAAGTAACCTAAAGACAGAAATGTTGAAAGGTAACCTTACAAAATCAGAAGCTCAAGAAAGACTTGATGCAATGAATGAATTGACTTCCGTTATGGAATCAATACCAGAAGAATTAAATGCGCAGGATCAAATTGATGCTGTTAATATGCTATCAGAAAAAAATAGATTAACTAAAGAAATACAAGGGAAAGACCCTGCTCTCGTTACTGCTCAGACAGAGAGAATAAACGAGATTAATGAAGAACTAAAAACAATAAGTAAAAATGCCGTTCAAGTCGAAACAACAGGTGAAGTTCCTGTACAGCCAGAAGCCGCAGTTGGCAGAGAAGTGGCGCAAGGAGAATCCCAAGCAGAACCTCAAGTCGCTGCCCAAGAAAGTAAAGCAGTCCAAGAAGTAATTGATAGAAGAAGGTCTTTATTAAGTGAGACAGAGCAGAAAAAAATGGATGAGAATCCAATTGAATATGCTAGACAATCTATTAAAGAAAGTATAGATTCTTATGAGTCAAAGCAAGATAGAAGTCCTATTGAAGATGATATATTGAATGATTTAAAGAATGATTACGATGTACTAACAGCTACTGAGGAAGATGCTAAGGCTAAAGAGATATTACCTCAGCTAGCAAATGCTGAAAGAACATTAGTTCAACTAGGTAAAAATACCAATCCAAATAACACTGACGAGGTTACATATACTGATTTAAGTGACACAAGTGTTAAGGATGACTTTACTCCTTTCTATAAGTCAATAATTGATTACTTAAAGAAAAATGATGAGGTAACCATTTATGATAAAGCCAATAATAAAACTTATAAATTTAAGTTAGATGGTAACACGCTTGTATCTACAAAAGTGCCTAACGTTAAAGCTGCGCCTGTAGTTCAACAAGCACCTGTTGCTCAACCTGCTGCTCAACCAACCGTTAGACAGACACCACAAAAGAACTTGGTTACTTCAGAGAATGTTGATCAGTTAAGAGCTCAGCAGACTACTCCTGTAGCTCAGAAAATTTATACTGCTGCTAAGTTAGCAATGAAAGCATTACCAGGTGTTAAAGTATATGTGCATAACACTACAGCTGATTTTGATCAAGGTATAGGTGAGAAATCTTCTGAAGGTTCTAAAGGTGCTTATGTGGATGGAGAGATTCATATAAACTTAGAGAATGGTGCTGACGTTGTAACAATGTTACATGAAGCTATGCATCATGCTCTTGTTGTTAAAGGTGTTGAGTCAGGCGCAATGCTTGATTTAGCTAAAGGTTTAAAATCAGTTGTATCAGATAAAGCATTAAAACAAAGATTAGATAATTTTATATCAGGATATGATGCATCAGAAACGGCTGAAGAATATATAGCTGAACTTGGTGGTATCATGGCTGAAGCACAACAAGAGTTAACTACAACTAAGTTTCAACAATTCAAGAACTTAATTAATAAGTTAGCTCAAAAACTTGGTTTACCAACTGTGTTCTCAGCAGCAGCAAATGCTAAGAATGCTGTTGACTTCATGAACAGCTTAACAAAATCAATTAGAACTGGACAAGAGATTAAAACTGAAGAAGTTAAAAAGACAGGTAAGGTAAAATTCCAAGCTGACTTCTCTGACCCATTATCTAAATTGACATTTGTATATGACAAAAATGGAGAAAAATTCGACCAATTAAAAAAAGAAGGTTATATAACTGATGACAAAAACTTATCTGACTTTGCAGGTAAAATTATATTCTTACACCAACCTGATGCAGCTTTCTCCGGAACGATATACAAAGATGGAGAGCTATTAGTTGAAGGTAAAGGTGGTGTATTCTATCCAATTAAATTCCATGATGATGGATATTTTTGGGCTAGTACAAAAGATACAGCTAAAAAAATGGCTGAAGATTTAAATAAGGTATTTGAGCAAAACAATGGTACTATATACATGGCTTTAACTTCAGCTCCATATGACAAGTTGATGTCAAGTACTACTATGGCCAATGCAGTATTAGATTTCTTTTCATCTAAAGCATTTGATAAAAACTTCTCTATAACTCCAACTCAGTTAAAAACAATACTTAATAGTGCTGCAAATGCCACAGAAGAAAAAAAGACATTAATAAAGAAAGATGGAGTGCCTGTTCTTGACAAAAAAGGAAATAAGCAATATAAAATAAAAATTGTTGGTTTAGGAACTAAATTTAAAATAAACAAATCGGATTCTATTGATACTGTAACATCAAGAATAAAGGAATTATTAAATCCAGATATCACATCATTTGAGGATAGAAAAACTTTTGCTGAAGAATTAATAAGAAAAGCTGCTAATATTATAAAATCAAATCCTAAATCTGTTGAACAATTTGGAAAGTTGTTTTCAGAAGGTATTCAAAATAAATACTTCAAGGGAATATCTAAGACTGGTAAAATAAGCATATCAGCTGCAAATATGACTCAAGCTATATCTGAGATGTTTACTGAACCTTTATTAAAAGAAGATATTAATAGAAAAAATGGAGGTCAAGTTTATGCTATAGTTGAACTTAATGGTAAAGTAGAGCCTGTAGATTCTGATAAACATGAATCATATCCAAAAGCTATTCAATCTGAAAATAAAAACAATAAAGTAAAAATTCATATATTACAAGATCGTCAAAATTGGGCTGATGTTTTTATAGATCCTGAAACAGGTGAGACTATATCTAAGGATAGACAAAAGAAATTATTCCCAACTTCTGGTGTATCTACAATGGGATTAGAGTTGAAAGGAAAACCTAAATTTCAAAAGGGAGAAACGAAAGAATCAAAAATTAATATTTATGGGCAGGATTTTACCGATTTATTTAAAGAATTAGGTATACCTTTTGAATATTTAGCTGATATTAAAGATAAAAATATTCCTGATTTTCTTGGAGGTAAAAACAAAAAAATAACAGAGTTAAGAGATAGTCTTTTAAAATCAATAAATTATAGATTAGATTTATTAAAAGAAGATCTTGAAAAACAATCAAGAAAAATTACTAACTCAGATAGTGATTTTGAATTTAGAAGATCTTTAATAAATAAAAAAACTGATAAAGTATTATCATTAGAGCGTCTTAAATCTTCAATAGAAGAAAACTTACTTTCTGAATCAGACATTGAAATATCAATAGGTAATAAACCATCAAAACCTAAATTCCAAAAGACTGCACCTAATGGTAAGCCATCCAATCTGAATGATAAGCAATGGAATCAAGTAAGAACACCTGAGTTCAAGAAATGGTTTGGAGATTGGGAGAACGACCCTGTTAACGCAAGTAAAGTAGTTGATGAAAATGGTGAGCCGTTAATGACATACCATGGTAGCAAAGGTGGTTTTGATGAATTTAAAACAGAATATCTAGGTGGTGCAACAGGCGCAGATATAACTAAAATGGGATTCTTTTTCACTAACAACGAAAATGTAGCTAAGACATTCCAATTTATTTCTCAAGAACCAAATATTGACGAGCTAACAAAAATTGTTTCATCTATGAGTTATGATGAAATGGTTGAATTTAATGATGCCGTTATGAAAACTAGACACTTCCGAAAAGGAGGTGAAATTACAGGTGAAGATGACGAGTCATATGAAGACTTTTTAAAAGATATAGAAAATGATAGCCAACCATCTAACTCTTATGATTCATTTGGTTATATGGGTAAAGTTGTCGATTTCTTAAAATCAAAGGGAATAGAATTCAATCCTTATGTTGGTGGAGAAATGTATAAGGTATTCCTCAACATCCGAAATCCATTTGAAATAGATGCTAATGGTGACCTACTAGATAATTCTGAAGAAATATCTTATGATGAAAATAAATACGATGGAGTCATTGTAAAAAATACATTAGATTCTATTCCATTGTCTGAACGAGATGGAGGTATAGAGTCAGATGTATTCATTACTAAGAATCCAAAAGCTATAAAGTCAGCCACTGAGAATGTAGGTACATTCAGTACTGAGACACGTAATATCAAATTCCAAAAGGCCAACACACAACAAGAAGCAATACAAAAAGCAAAAGAGAAATATATACTGTCAGTAGACCAAAGAGGCAATCCACATAAGCAAGGTGTTGATGCTGCATTAAATGATTTAAGAAAGTCAGATTGGTATAAAAATACTGATGATACACAAAGAGAAAATGCCGAGAGAGAATTAAAAGAGTTCTTTGGTGAGAAACTCAAGAAAGCTCCATCAGTTGCTAAGATATTAGGAAAGCCAAAACCTAAGAAGGTTACTGTAAATGAAATGACAGCATATAAAAATGAACTTAGATTGCAGGCAAAAGCTGCTCGTGAAGCTAAGGGTGATTTAAATGCTAAAAGAAAAGCTCTTGCTGCTGCTATTAGTGGTATGGTTAAACTTGGTAAGATTAAAGCCGCTCAAGCAGGTGTTCTAATTAAAAGAATTAGCAACCTTAACTTAGATAATCCGGTATTGGTTGAGAGATTTGTTAACTATGCTGCTAAGGTATTTGAAAGGTCTGACTACCAACAAAGATTAGACGATGCATTCAAATTACGAAAATCAATCCGTAAGGCATTAAAGACTGACAACCAGGCTGAAGTAGTGGGTATGGCTAAGGAGTTTGCAAATATTGATCCGTCAATGGTTGATGACATTGATACGTATATTGCAATGGCTGAGAAAGTTGCAAATGCTGTTAAGCCTTCACGAGTAAAAGGACTTGATGTTGTAATGAAAGAAGCTGCAAATATTGCTGAAGTTTCTGAGTATACAAATCAAGAAATTACAAGACAAGAAGATATACAAAAACAAGAGCTTTTAGCTACTTATGATTTCTTAGATAATGAGATGTCATTGAAAGACATGCAAGATGTAATCAATGCATTGAAAGATCCAACTAGTCAAATGGATACAACTGAAAAAGAAAAGTATGTCAAAGATTACTTAAATGGCAGGTTTGGAATTATGTCATCAATACTTGATACAATGTTAAAGACAGGTATCGATCCAATGACTGGTGAGGAAATAACATTTGATGAAAAGCAAAAAGAACTAATTAAGAGAGCATTGAATATTGACCTTAATGAAATGTCAGTAAGAGATGCAATCAAAATTGTTGAAAGCTTAGAGAATTTTATAACTAATCAAATAACAAGTGGTCTTGAGGCAGCAGTTAGTTCTTATGAGGGAGCTGTAAATGCAAAATCACTTGTTGCTAGAGGAAAGAAAGCTAAGTCATTAAGATTGTTCTTTAGTAATTATGTTGGTAAAATATATAGTGAGCAATTATTCTCTCTTCCGATGTTAATGGAAAAGATGTTTGGTGGTGTAACTAATTCATTAAATATGATGAATAAGATGGGCCTCATTAAATTAATCAATGGAGTTAATAAAGCCAATAGACAACATAATGATATTTTAGATCAATATTCAAAACAACCTTTTTACTCTACAAAAAACGCTCTTGGTAAATATGTCATGAATAAAGATTTCATGGACGCTGAGAATGTATACGAAAGAGGTATGCTTGCATTCTTGAAAAGAAACTTGATTGGAAGTCCAACTGAAATGAAAGCAGAGTTTGAAAGAAGAGTTAGAATGATACAAGAATCTATCAATAAATTAATTGAAGATGGTGATTCTAAAGAACAAAAAATGGGGGAACTATATCAAAAGATTTATGATAAGCTAGGTGTATCAGAAATGGATATGGATGTGATTAATTCAAATGCCTCAAAAAATAATTTAGATGCTGTAAATTGGTGGGTTAATCAATGGTCTCAACACTATTCTGATTTATCAGACATAAGTTTGTCTGTATACAACACTCAACTTGGTAGCGATTTAAACTATACACCAGATAAGTACAAAAGGTTATCTTCAGAAAATCAATCACTTGATGAAGGAGCTGTTGAAAGAAATGGTGCTTTTGCAATATCTATAGATTATACTGATAAAAATAAGACTGGTGTTCTTATGGAAACAACAAGACCAAATGTAATGCCTGATGGTAGATATATTAGTCTTGATTTCGACACAAATAATTCAAAGGCATTAAAGTCGGCACTTACTGATATTAATACTGCTTCTGCTATTCGTCAAGTTGATGGTTTTATTAATTCAAAATCATTCAAGAAATTAATTCCTGAGTCTGAGGATAGAGCAATATTGACTAAGAGAATTAATAGTTATATAAGAAGAGCAAAAGGTAAAAATGTTGTTCCATCAGATACAATTCAATACCTTAACAAACTTGTTAATTTTGCCACAGCTCTTGGAGTAGGTAAGGCTCTTGGTGGTATTAATCAAGCTGTAAGTCAGACAATTCCAGTAATGGTAAACACTGTTGTGAATGCTGGTAGGTTTGATTTTGCTGGAGCTGATTTTAACGCTTGGCTAAATGAATCAGGACTTCCAATTTCAAATCGTGGTCTTGAATCACAATCAACAGTTCAATCAATAGATAGAAAAATTGACATGAAAGGAACTGGAGTTCAAGAAGCATTAAAGTCTGTTACTGACTTAAACCAATGGTACTTAAAGCAATTCTTGGTTAAACCTGATGTTTTTGTTGCTAGGTCATCATTTAAATCTTACTACCTACAAAATTTAAAACGTAGAGGTATAAGTACTGATATTGATTGGACTACACATAAAATGGATATGGAAGCTGCTGAATATGCTCAAGCTATGATTGATAGACAGCAAAACATATCTGATCCTATGCTAGCAGGTGAGTTCTTATCTAGTGATGATCCAATAAAACAGATAGCTAGAAAAATAGTTCTTCCATTTGCATCATTTATCTTGAATCAAAAAGCTCGTATGTATAACGACTTTCAGACAATAGCAAGTAAGACAGCAACTAAAGAAGATAAAATTATTGCGTTTAGATCATTAGCTGGCTTAGGAGCTGAATTAGCTGCATATCAGATGATTGGATTTGGTATAAGAAGATTATATGATATGATTGCAGCATCATTACTTGGTGACGATGATGATGAAGAAACAAAAAAGAAAAAATTAATTAATGCTACTAAGTACCCAGTAAAAAGTATTGTTAATGATATTGTTTCTCCAATCCCTATGATGGATGGTTTAACTACTTGGGGATTAAATCAATCATTAGCTCAGTATCCTTGGATGAGTGATAAGGAAATAAAAGATGCTGTTAATAGCAGAAATAAAGTACTAGAGTTAAAAGGTGAATATCCAATGGATGAAAAAACTGAAGCGGAATATATTAATAAAATAAAAGAAGAAGCAAAATATCAAGTTTTTGAAGATGAATTTGATAGAAGTTATGGTATGATTGGTATAGCAGGAAGTACTTACCAGGAGTTAGGTGAAATAGGTAAACTAGCCACAACAGGAGAATTTACTGATGAGTATCAAGGAAGAGAAACTACTAAAAAGCTTTTAGAGTCAGATCGTAAAAAAGTCGCATATGCTGTTCCATTTATGGTAGCATACTCTACTGGTCTATTACCAAAAGATATAGGATCTATAGGGAGAAACTACGTTAATAGAATTAAGAAAAAAGCAGTAACAGAAAAACAGTACGAGCGATATGATGCTGTACAAAAAGAACTAGGACGTAATCTTAAATCTTGGGAAGTTGAATTGATAAAAAATAAAAAGGAATCCGAAACAGCCATTTCCGAAATAGAGTTCATAGAAAGAAATGGCGGTTTGACAGAACGTCAAGGAAGGGAGTACATAAAAGTTATGAAGGCTATAGGTGAGCCAGGTATTAGAGATATAATAGATATCAAAGACGGAAAGACAGCCGATCAGATTTTAAAATAATCTAAAGCAATGCCGTAACAGTAATTAAGTTTGCTGAGGTCAGAATGAATAAGGAAAGGGTGGTATCGTAGTTCGATGCGCACCCTTACTTTTTTCTTTTCGTAGATGTAGTTTTCTACAACAGCTATCATTTCCTCAACTGTTATCATCAGAATAAATGTGTTAAACGTGCAATCTGTCCATGCTCAGGGTGATGGATAAACCCCTCGATTGCTTTTGGGCTATGCTGATAACCATTACGATGATGCCAACCATCAGTGCCACTAGGTGATCGTAATGTCTCTACACATACTGACATGTAGTCTTTTGATGTTTTATGATGTATGTGATGTCCATATATATAACGATGCTTGCACTCATGCCAAGAAGCACCCGCCTCATGAGCCATAAGTAATGGTAGGTCTTGTTGCTTTGCTCCATCCATATGAGTAGAACCAATCAAATTCTTTCCGTAAGAAATATACTTACGATGCTTCATGTCATTGTCAAATGTAACTTGATCGCATTTCCTAAACCATGATTCAACACATTGTAATAACATAAAACCAGACATAAAATCATGGTTGCTTGGGTTATATACAACATGCACGTCAGCTATTGTCATCAATGTCTCAATGATTTCAATAAGAAGTTTCTTGGACGTCATAAAGTTATCGTACCACATCCCATCAGTGTCCTGTGGTGTACCACTTGTTGTTGTTCGTTTTGGATTGTCAATATGTAAGATGTCATTACCTGCGATAAAAATAATCTTGTCAATACTGAAAGCAGCTGACTTATTTAATATACCATGCAGGCCTTCACGAACTCTCTGAACAGCTATCTGCATGTTGTAATTCTCGCCAGTCTCAAAGCTAGAACAAATCTTTCCTATGTGTATATCAGCAGGATCAAAAACAAGGCAGTGAGGTTCGTATGACTTCTCTCTTCTGAATGTAGGATATCTTGGACTCCATTTAGAAATTTCTTCGATTAAGTCTTGCTTGAATGCATCATAGTCAAACTCATCATTCTTCTTTACATTGATACTGAAGTGCTTACCTTTATGCCAATAGTGACTGACTTTTTCATAGTCTATACCTGCTTTTTTACAAGCTTCATATAGGCCTCTATCTCTAGTCCAGTTACGAATGTTTCTTTCTATAGATGATAGATTCTCTGTTAAGTTGAATTCCTTTGTGATTTGTTTAGCTATATTACTACGACTTTTATTCTCTTCAAAAAATAATTCAATGGCTCTATTCCGGTATCTTTTCATGTGTCCTATCTAAGTCTCTCAGTGCTCTGATTAAGCTCTGTATATTTGATTTCATTTCTTTGTAGTCACCATCAACTAAAGACTCGTAGATGCAGTCCGTTAAATCATTGATTTCGGTCATTACTGCATTTACATAGTTGATGTGCTCCATTATTATAAACAAATTTATGATTTATTTACATCATAACATAATCCTGACAAGTATTTTTTTGTAATTATCTCATAATTAACCTTATATTTGCTAAGATTTTCTCTTTTAATCACTTTATTTATGAAGTATTCGCTAATAACTTTTGAGTTATCATCTAAAGCTATTGGTATATTTACCAAAGTTTTAACAACTTTTGGCAGTTTTGAATTCATTGAAATTGGAATAGCTTTTACTACGACATCTGCACAATAGACTCCTTTAGTGTTCGAGGTTGATTCCGTATCCATCTAATATAATTCTTATTTCTTCTCTTAATTTATCAGCAAGATCACATTCAATTTGAGTTACTTGTATATTATCATAAGCACCATATTTAGCAATAGATCTTAGCTGCTCATCTAAATCAGACATAGCTAGTTTCCACTTGTAACCATCCAATGCATCTCGTGCATCAATCTTCTCTTCGATTGAATCGAATTCTAATATTATCTTTCCCATACTATTATTCTTTTAGCCAAGTTCTAAATGCTAAACCCATGTTATCTAGTTGGAAGTAAAATTCTTTTAGCTCATCGTCATCCTCAATGTCCATCTTCTTATAGAGCTGGTCACTCTGTTTTAGAACTTGTTCTACAAAATCATTACCTGCTTTCTTGATTGCCTTGTTATATAACTTTGGGTAGACTTCCTTAACGTCCTCCATGAAGTCCATAAGGACTGGCAAAATACTTACCAAGCTCGCCAGCTTTTTCTCGTTCGATATAAATTTCTCTTTCTCCATCGCTTAAACTATTAAAATTATATTCTTTATCATTAAACATTTCTTCCTCTGATTCATAGTAAGGACTATCCTTATACCCTAAATCAATGTTACCATAGTGCTTTACGATTATCCCTCTAATAAACTTTTGAATAATCCATGCCGGAACACCTGTTATTTCACTTATCTCTTCTAATGTCTTTCCTTCTGTACATAATTCTTTAATTCTCGTCTTGTTATTCTGAAACATTATAGAATTGCGTACCATCGTAGACTGATGCTTTAATGCCATGATTGTTTAGTTCTTTAATTCTGTATACTTGTAAAGGTCTTGGCTTTTGTCCAGGACGCTTTACCTCTATAAAATGTACGTCTGCATTCTTTGGTATCGCTAAAAGGTCAGGTATGCCTGTCTTATTGGTGACAGATAACTTGATAACATAGTAGCCGTCCTTCTCGAGTTGCTTGATTAATTTAGATTGTATTTGTTGCTCAGTTGCCAATTAGACAAATCTAAACAAACTTTTAATAAAATACAACTAATTCCATTCAATCGTTCTTTTTGGACCACAACCCATGTACATCTCTATTCTGAATGATTGAGCTAAAGGCCCTTTCAACTTATTTCTTTTTATATGCTTATCAACAATATCTTCATACATAAATCTATTCAGCTTATAAGCACTAAAGTCAATAACCTTTAATCCTCTCTCATCCAATGGAGTACTTGCCATTAACTCGTCAAAGTCAACTGATGGTGTAGCTTTTTTATATAGTTCTCTATAACAGTTCAATATCCCATCTCGATACAACTGGTGTTTAGTCCTTCTTGTCATAATCTTTCTTAAATATATTAACAGTATATTTTTTCTTTGCCTTGACAGCTTTGTATATTTTGTCCTCAATACCACCTTCACTGAATAACCAGTATACCTTATTGAAATTCCTATCCATAGTAGTCATACGATCACGTGCCTGCCAATATGATGTAGCACTAAAGTCAATGTTATAGAATACTACATAGTCAGCATTTTTAAGAGAAATTCCTTCTCTTCCAGATACTATTTGTAAAGCTATAAACTGAAAGTCCTCATTGTCAAACTTATCAAGCTCTGTAGTTAAGCTATCACCCAACACTTGCTTTAGTGCGTTTAACTCTTCTTTAAACTTGTAGAATATGCCTATCTTTGATGTCGCAAATTGCGACTTGATAAACTCAGCCTTAGTGGTATCAATAACCATACTATTACCACTCTCAAACTTGACAGTACCACTCCATAACTGATGCAGTTTTTGCATTAGTTTAACTGGAGTGTCTGCCAATATAACTTCATCCTTGCCTTCAACCACCAAATCTTTTTCGAGCTTCTTCACAATCATCTTTGTCTTATCGCTCATCGCGATATGCAATACTTCTTCCTCAATCTCAGTAGAGAATCCTGCTTGTTGCTGTGTGAATGTAATTACATAAGGTGCAATAGCAGCCATTATCTTCAACTCATTTCCTTTCGAGTAGTCATTAACTAAAAACCCATTAATTTTTTTCTGAAACTTGTTAACATAATCATCAGCCCACCTGTAGAAGTTTGCATAATGTTTGAATGGACTATAGATAGACACCCAAAACTGATGGTATACTTGGCTGTATGACTCTGGTGTCATTGTACCTGACAAGAATATCATTGGTACATCACAAAACATATCTCTAAAAGTCTTTGTTGCTAGTCCTGGCTTTGGGAATGCTCCGAATCTATGGTGCTCGTCATGAATTACTAAGTCGTAGTCTGTATCTTCTAATTTATGCATTGACTCGTCATTTATGACTGTCAATTCAAATTCATAGCCGAAATTCTTATAGTCATTTTGTATTGATGATATAGCCTTCTTTTTTGTTAAGAATAGAACTCGTTTAGCTCCATATAGTTTAGCTGTTTCTAAAGCCGTCAAGGTCTTACCAACGCGTACGGCCAATGATAGGTATACTATTTTTTTATCTTTAAGTATATTAACAGCTCTATTAGCTAAGTCAACTTGATAACTTCTTAATTCCAACATAATATTTTTTATTAATTACATTTAATATAGTTCCTTGAGAAACATTATACCTTATCATAAATTCCTCTACATTTCCTTTATTTACTTTATTTACACCTTTAATACAATTTTTTAAAATATCTTCAATTGCTTTATTTGACAACTTTCTATTTGCATTTATTTTTCCTAAAATATCATAAGAATGTCTTTCGTTTTCTGAATGAGTACACCATTCAAGATTTTTAATATTATTATTGCTAGGATTTCCATCTATGTGATTAACACATTTTTTATTATGTGGGTTATCTATAAAATATTGAGCTACTAGTCTATGAACTTGAAATCTTTTAGGTTTGTTGTTTTTGCATAAAGTAACCCTTTTGTAGCTCCCTTTTCCATTGCATCTATTTGATTCTAATTTTAAATACTTTTCTTTATATTTAGTTATCATTCCATTAGAATATACTATAGTACATTCATTCCTTTTCACTCTACCGTAGTTTGAAATTTCATAATTCTCAAAACCATCGATTGCCTTCCATATTTCCATAAAACAAAAATGCTATTAGGTTTCGAGGTTGCGGTCTCTACTCCCTAATAGCAATTATTATAATTTCTACTTGTGTCCGCAACTACACGTCACAAATATAAAAAATACTTTTATTAAAAACAAACATTGCAGTTTATTATTGAAACACGTCTTTTAAATGAGATTGACTCCAAAGGAAAATCATCTATGGATATATCTTCAGCACATACGACTATTATTTTTGGATGTATATAAAATATATCCTTACCTTGTTTCTCTATGGCGATTCCTTCATACGTATCACTAATTAGTTCTCCTATGTCAGATGCATATTTAAAGCCCTTTATTACTACTAATTCAGTATTTTGACTACAATGGCGCGAAAAGCCAACTAACATTTTTCTACGTTTTCTTCCATGCGGATAATAATAATCACAGTCAATAAATACAACATTATCTTTGTCGTATGAAGCAACTGTCTCTGCAATTTTATCTTCTGAATTACCTATCAATACTGTTATCTTTTCCATCTTCTTTCATTTTATTTACAATATAATTTACTTCATCAATCGCTTCAGCATGCAAGTCTTTGTCGTATTCCAACCAATTTAACTGCCGTTTGATTTCTCTAATGCTATAGTCCGGAACAAAAGATACAGCTTCAATCTTACCAGTAAGAAAGTCATGAGCTTCCTTGTAATCTCTACACATTTTAGAAAGCTCATTTTTTCTTCTTGTACCATGCTTGGCATACCCATGGAGCTTCTCAGCAAACTCCAATCTCTTTCTAATTACAGACTCGCAGAAATTCATAACCTCAAGTTTAATTGTTCATCTTCTTTAACTATAAATTCAATATTCTTCCCAAGAGCATTTCGTGTGACAATTGGTTTCTTACCAAATGCAAACTCACCATAGCTATCAATCCATCGATAGAACTTATTCTGTGATATCTTGAACCTACCATATGTAGCGTAATCAGGATACTCTTGCGTGAATGAATTAAATAGATCTTGACCAAGAGACTTAACATTGGCCTTGGTATACACATTGTCATTCGATACAGCCCACTCCCAAAAGTCAGAACTTGTCTCAGCAATAAATTTACGAGTTTTTAAGTTCTTAAACTCACTACGTACTAGACCTTTATTCAAATAAGATTGCAGGTTATTTATCATGTAGTTGTCAAACTTATTCCACTCATACTCATCCCAGCCACTGAATAACATATGTCCAAACTCAGTCTCCGGTGTGAATGATTTATTGTAGTACTGCTTCAACTCCAAATCCCATTTACGTCTCTCGAACGAGTTACCTGCTCCCTTGATAGCATAGTTTGTTGTTATGACAATCTTTGGTGACCTCTCAAATGGAATATGTATCTCATCTTTGTTCTTCTTCTCAAGTGTAATACCCTCAGTAATAACCGAGAACAAACGCTCGAAGTCAAAGTGCTTGCTAACGTCATCAAATACCAATACCTGCGTATCAACCTGCACCCTCTGATATGGGAATGACTTCTGAAAGCTGAATCCCTTACCATCAATGATTACCATCTTCTTCATGTGACTCACTGACTTAACAAAGATACCTTTACCAGTACCACCTTCTGGATTGTCGCTTATCACCTCATCATTAAGGATGACAGCAGGACAATAGCTCGCAGGCTTATGGCTATGCATTAAATAACCAATCGTTGACTCAACTGATTTAATTCGCTCCTTGTCATCGCCTGAAATGTTTGTTATGAATCTCTTATATTCGCAATCATCAAATGCTGACTCAGTGAAGTTTCGTTTTATCTTCTGATCATCCCAAACAAGACCATTCAAGTCTTTATATTCTATACGCTCAACACCTTTTCTGGTTACTTTGACAGCACAATTATTGTAGTATAAATAAGCACTATCTGAGTTGTCCATCATGAAATTGGCATCAATCCTTGGAAGGAAGTTCAAGAAGTTCTCAGTAAAGAACTTAGTGTTCATAGCAAAGTAATTATACACAGACATGTCGTTTATGTTCTCAAGGTAGTCCAATATAAAATCCTTGATAATCTCTTCGCTTGAATCTTTTATTACGTTGTCTTGTATATGTATAAATACAAAGTTCTTAGATCCATCAGGATAGTACTTATAGAATCCATTGTTACTCAGATAATCCCTAAGTAAATTTGGCACTAGGTCAATCTTACCCTTAGATGATTTGGTCCAAAACCTATTCGGATCTTCCTCACTATTGATATGCTCAATCACCTCAGCAGGCACATCATTATACACCTCAGCTATCTTCTGCAAAGGCACACCAATCTTTATGTCGTTCTTTATGGCAACAGTCTTGTCAATGTCCTCATAGAATTTGGTGTTATGTGTCGATGTGTTTTTATATGCACTCTCAAATAACAATGGTATCTCTCTAGCCATGTCACCATTGGTGTCGTATGAGTCAATGATTTGTCGAGCAGTATGCCTATCAATACCAAACTCATTGAACGCACATGCAAGTATGTATAAGTTATTATTGCGTTGACCAGGTATCATGCCGTAGTTCTTCTGCCACCACAATGTCAATCGTCTTACTATCTCATTGCTGTCATCAACACGTATCATTGGTTTAACCATTGGTTTGTACTCATTAGAGTTGTCCATGTCAGACCAAACGAATGATAGCTCATTAACATAGATGTCTGGATCATACGACTCATAGCATACTCGACTAATGTTCTTACACGTCACGTCAAACTCATCACAATTGTAGTGCTTCTGTAATGCATTGAAGTACTTCTTGTGATTCATTGGGTCTTTTGGTATCCTAACTAATACCTTTATGCCATCACCGGATGGTGATATAAAAACACAATAAGAGTAGTTGTCATTTATAAGTTCCTCGCGCTTAGTGAATAAATGTTGCTCATCTCTAAATCCATCAAAGTCAATACATATTATCCCACTATGATCAATGATAGCATTGTCAGCACGTCTTGAGAATGTACCTGAGAAACAAATAGCAGGAAGTTTTTTCTTCTTCTCATTACGCTTATCCTTCTCATCCTCACTTCTTACAGCCTCAACTAATTCTTTTGACTTGCCACTCTTTATTCTGTCAATTGCAACTGATACGTCAACATGGTAAGGTGTAGCTGTGTCACTAATTGTTTTGAAATAAGTTATCATAATCTTCGATGTCTTTTAAATATTTTGAATCTTTTATTTCAACATAAATCTCATGTTTCTTAACACCATGAATAATAGTTGCATGGTCTCTTCCAAAATATTCACCAATCCCTTCATACGTCAAACCCATGTCTCGCATTTTTTTGTACAAGAAGTATCTCTTATGACTCTTAGTTTGACTCCTAGAAGGTACATTTAAATCATCTTGATCTATTAAGGTCATAACCTTATCTAAAAATTCGCTAACATTATAATCTCTAATAAGAGATCCACAGTGACTACATCTTTCCATCTTTTCTATATTTTATTTCTTTTCTAATTAAATCTAAATGCCATTCTGCGCCACCATAATCAAGTACGGCCTGCAAGTAATCATCATCCATATTGCATATCGCGATATACGATAATGGCTGCTTCCCATCTTTACCACGACTGCCTCGTGTAGCATACTGCCTTACCTTCTCAAAGTCATCATCATCATACACAGCATGATGAACAACTTTCTTTAAATTTTTACCACCATATCTTATGTAATCTGTTCCACCATCAACCATTGCTTCGTTCTTACATCCGCATAACTTATAGTCGTGTCTGTGATAACTAACTATTGTCTTTAAACACTCTACACATGTTACTGCATTATAAACTAACTGTCTCATATATCAAAAAATTTATCATCCCATGTTGACTTTTTAGTGTGGCCGTCAACCCAAGGCCATGTCTCCTTTGCTTTATTGTAATCATTGTCACTATACTTCTCAAGCCATAACTTTTGCTCGTAGTATAGGTCGGTTCTACCTATAGGTGATACCTTCCATATACAAAACTGCCAATGGAAAAAGTATATATAAAACCCTGGTGCAAATTCGAACCTAGGTGTGTCATACTTATCTTTCCATCCTAACCCATGTCTCACTATCTTTATTGGCCAACCTATCTCTATCCAATACTGATTACCAAATAGGTTGAACGTCCAATCCTTCGCTCGTCTGACCATTGGGATGCTATTCTTTCGGATACTTATTATGTTTCGATTGAAATTCCTAGGCATAAAGTATGGACAACCATGAACTATCTTACCTAGGTAGTATTTATTTTTTGGTTTTTTCATGTCTTAGTTTTTGAATATACAATATCGCATCCATCAGCTCTTCCTGTAGATGATTTAAAAAGTCGTCAGAATTATTCTCGTGCAACGTAGTGCCGTACTTCTTAATACCAACAGCTGATCTTTCTTTAAATTTTTCGATTATACTCTCGACAACTAAATCAACGACATCAAAGTCGCCATACTTGAAATACCATTCATTGCGTCTGCCATACTTGTCATCACCTATCAACCAAGCACCATATTTATCAGGCTCATGTACCTCAACTATCTGACCTTTCTTGAAGTAACTATCATCGATAGTTATCCTTACATTTTGACCTTTATTTAGCATATATTAAATTTTATTAGATTAAAAATGCCGACTAGACATACCTATCGGCATATAGTTTTTACCCTGTATGTAGGGCTAACCACAGAACTATAACTGCTGTTCACCATGAACTTTTGTTCTCAAGGATGGATTCGAACCATCGACTATCATGCCTTAACCACTCAGCCACTTGAGAACCTTACCATTTGGTAAGTTGCAACTTTTCTTCTGACCTGTAAGAGTTGCCAACTTCACCTAACTTACGATTTAGGAATGACTGGTGCGCCATATAAGCGTTCATCGAGCTACGTTCCCTTGTACTTCGGGCTAATCTTACACTAACGTCAATAGATACAACGTCTTATTGATAAGAGCTAACATCTCATCCATGATGTTCTGCAACTCACTTGGATAGTTGTTACGCTCTCCGTCAATTAATGACTGCATTGATTTCAAATGACTCATTGCGTCAGCAACCTTTGACTCAGGAATAACAATCGGAATTCGCTTGTTTCGACCAAAATATACCTCAGTAAATGAGTCAGTCAAGTCTAAAATCCCATCATAATATCCTCCCAAAGCCTTGTGCTCTGCAAATGATGTTGTTTGTAAATGCTGCAAGTGCATCATGTCTCTCGATTGGAATAGCATCCCAATAAATTTACCTGTTTCCATAATTATTTTTTAACAAAGTTAACGTTTTAAATCCAACCAACTGCCAAGGTATATTGGCATCATGAACCAACCAGCTAATATGCTTAAAATAATTTTCATTGTAGTTTCAAACAACCTATCATGCTCTCCATGTGTTACCCCAAAGGCGAATCCTGCTGAGAATAACCAATAAAATACTAACCAACCCATAACTAGAAAGGTAAATCTTCGTCATCATTGCTCGCAATAGTGATAGCAACCGGAACTACTTCATTTGTATCAATCTTGAAAGCATTCAATGTATTGAAATACTTTACTTCACCTTGTGGTGACTTCCACTCACGACCTCTTAAATTAAAAGATACTAAAACATCTTGACCTTCCATTATACTATCAAGTAATGATGTCTTGTCTTGCGTTAACTCGAACATGATATCTTGAGGATACTTGTCGTCTGAACTATCAGTAACTACAAACTCACGCTTGCTAAACTTCTCTGACACATGCTGTGTCGGTCTGATCACCTTGACCACACCCTTCATTTTAAATGCACTCATTTTTATTTGATTTTAATTGATTACTAAAAAGGCCCATCGGTCAACACCTCTTGCTGCCTGTGGGTAAAATGTTCGCTGACATATCTCAATAGTTCAGCCATTGTTTGAAATACCAACACATAGTCAGTCGTTCCGTTCTTACTGCTATCTCTTACGATGTAGCCGTTCTTTACTTGTTGTACCTCTATCATTTGTTTATTAATTTATTATAGTACTCATTCGCATAATCAGCAGCTGCCTTCATCCTGCGCTCAATCTTTAAGATGTCATCGTCAGTCAACTCAACTGTAACAACAGTTACTCTTAAATTGTCACTAAGGTTGTCCATGTAATGCAGACTGTCATTCTCCCACTCAGGCTTAATACCCTCAGGTGTTGTCGTTAACACATGAGCTACCTCACCATGTCTCCACTGCTCACCCGTTATCTTTGTCAACATATATAAGTATAACTTAACCTGCCACTGATACCCGGTGTCAAAGGCCTTCTCCTTAGTCTTTGGGAATGTCTTTTTTGTCCAGGATGACTTGATATCAATAACCTTTCTTCTCTCACAATCAACAATGTCAGGATGACCACCAAGTATGCCATATGAAAGACTATAAAACTTGTCACCTTCATCAAGCTTCTTGTAGTTAGTGAAGAACACCCTATTGTATATCTCAATTGACTCAGCCTCAACAGCCCAACCTTTCTCAGTCTTTGGGTTAGAAAAGTCCTCTTCATATTGATATACCTTCCTGTCAACATACTCCTCGATCAACGTCTTTGCTCCTGCCGACAGTTCAACAGGCTGATCGCGTTTGACTATCAACTCATCGCGTTTCTCAGCCTGCTTCTCTGTTAACTTTATCTTACCGAGCAACTCCTCGAGGAGTTCGTTCTGCTTGGCCGTCAAACCATCGTCGCCAAGGAACACAGGACTAGCTGTAGATGACCTAAGCCTCAGCATCCTTCAATTGTTTTATCTGATCATCAGTTAACTTGAACTGCTTACTGATTGCATCGTATGTTGTTCGCTTAGATTTAATAGAGTCAATAGCTCCTTGAAACCTATCGTCAGGCAACAATGGTAACTCCTTCTTAGGTAATGGCCTTGTGCTAAATCGCAATGCCTCAACCATGCCTTGAGGACTCTTGACCTTCTCAGCTCCCAATACTATCTGCTTACCAGTATAGTCATCCGGATTGAACGAGTCGAAAAATACCTCAAGTCTCTTGAAGTTCGTGCGGTTTGTTACCATAGGCTTACTAAACTCTTTAAGCTTTATGAATACCTTCTGCTCCTTACCCATCTCCCCAACGAAAGTATCTTGGTATACCTTCTCAATTGTTACGACTCTTGGCTCGTACTTACCATTCACTTCTAAATCCCAAGCACCCAAGTACTTGTTGTCGGCCATCATGTTGCGCCAGTGTGTTTGTTTATTCATTTAATTTAATTTAAGGGGTTACAAACTTAACTAATCTTTGTTGATAATCCAACAATTTATCACGATTTATTTTTATTTTTTTCTGCATCGTCTCCGGACCAATTAGACATCCACTCTCCAATAAATGCTCCTGCCACTCAAGCTTTTTCTCTAATACATTGACATTAACAGTCCAACAACCTGCCTTCCAACCTTCATTCTCAAAGATCAACCTCTCTTCATCACTGATATCATTGAACTTCTCGTTCGGTGTCATAGTGTTCTTGATCTCTATGCGCCCATCATCATCAAACTTCTCAATCTTTACTCCCATGTCAATGTACCACTCGCTCACTCTAGTTCTATAGAGTGAGACGTGTGGATTTGTTTCTAAGTCTTGCCAGGCTTTCATAAGTTCTTGAATATATGTGTTACTACGTCAACTGTCCAACTATTACCCAATGCCTTGTACCTCTGAGTGTTTGATATACCTTCCGTCCAATTGTCAGGAAAGGTCTGTAGACGTTCGCATTCGATTGGTGTTAACTTGCGACAGATATACCCATCGTACCAACAATAATCATAGTTAGTAGCTGTTAAACAATTTGACTTGTCTTTCATAAGTCTGCCTCTCCTAGTTTTTGAATTGATAAATGTCAAGTCAACTCCTTCGTTCGGATGAACTTCAACGTAACCTTTCTTTGTTGCTTCAGGAACTTTTAATATCCCAACCAAAGAATCTTTTTGAACGCTTGTCAAACAGTTCGACTTGCCATCCTCTCTAAATTCAATTCGCTGTTTAGTTAAACCTTTCATACTATCAACAGTATGGTCGGCACGTTTGCCATCAACTAAATATCTTCCTGTTTGTCTAGCACCAGTTATTCTCAACACACCATACGGCACACCTTTATGCATGTTGGCTGTTAGACATGCTGCTTTGCCATCTAAGTTGTTCTTGTGATATTCCCATCTAGGCTTTCCATTACGCAACCTATCCATGTAATCAATTGCTTCTTGAGATAAATAATATTTATCGTCAATGACAACCATATTCTCTTTCTTAACTAAATGAGTAAGATTACTAGCAGATACACGAGTAGTAATTGTAGGTGACTTATCATTATAAACTTTATTGTTATAAGAATCTAAAATGCAAACATCGTTAATGACATCTTTATTGCTTTCAGTACATTCAGCAACTCTTCTATTAGAGAATGTTTCTAAATCAGAAGTTGATAAATCATTATTATATGTATTAAACATATTAAGTCTTACGTCATGCTGAATTATATCCCTCAACAATATCCCCTTGTCATCAGGCTGAGTGACGTTAGGGATGTTTGTCCAATACAATCGATATCTGTTCTGAGCCGACACCAATGAACTATTGATAGCAATTGGCTCAACACCAAAGTATCCAGTAATCACATCTTGATACTCCTTCTTCATCCGAACGTTCTCTAACATGAATCGCATCTTAGGATTCTCGTCAGCTACACGATGACATATATCAACGAATACAAAGAACAACGCTGATCTCGGGTCGTTGAAGTTCAACTGCTTACCTGCAAAACTGAATCCTTGACAAGGCGACCCACCTATCACTAGGTCAATCTCTCCCCATGGTATGTCCCACTCTCGCCACTTCGTTACGTCACCCAATTGAATGGTGTTTGGGTAGTTCTTTTGTGTTACACTTATAGCATACTTGTCAATCTCACTTGCATAGTACGCATCTACAACAATACCAGCTCGCTGTAGTGCAAGCTGGCCTGCTGATATTCCGTCAAATAATGATAATACTTTCATGGTCTATATACTAAAGTTGTTTCAAATCCTTCCTCGTCAATAACATCAAAGAAACGTTTCTCAACGCTTGCGTCAATGTATCCAAACATTATCTTATACCGATTGCCGTCACGTAAAAACATACTGACAACAACACTGTCAATGTTCGGATTGTTATTAAAGAACCCGAAGTCAATTGGATTGTTTGTGACATTATACACAACACCACTCGTGTCAGAACCATTCATGTCCAACACATAGTTGTACTTGTGAATAGCCTGCTTGACATCCTTGAACGTCATCTCATATAACCCATGACTGTTCATCCTAAAGTCACGCATGTAGCCTAACTGACTAAATGCTGTCATGTTACCTAGTAACATGAAAGAAACTAATAACCTACCCATAATATTACACTTATAATAAATATAATTACTGATGCCATCATGCCAGCAAAACCAATAAATACCCCACCAACCCGAAGTATGTCATTCTTGATTAAACTACTAGCCGCCATGATCGCAAAGAAAATTGTTGGCATTAAAAAAACTATCAATCCATTAAGCATATGTACAAAATTTTATTTTTACGTTTAAATCTTTTTAACGCATCCTCATAACTAGATGCATGAATGTTTATACCCGTACACAAGTCCTTGCCTACCAGGTAACAAATGTGGAACTTAATCATCTTTTCTATTTGTTTCAGTGAATACTCTAATCGCTACTATAGCAAATCCTATTACTACTACTATTAATGCACTACTCATCGTTCTTGTATATTGGTTTAAATACTTGATACAACTCACGCATCGATATGCGAGAGAAATGCTTGTCCCACCCGGAGACAAACCGAAAGCCATACCTACCGCACGATAAATACGACTGGCCGACAAACCTAGCTGTTTTCCTTCTCTCCATATCCTAACTGCCATTCTAAGTCAAGTAACATCTGCTCACGAAACTTCGCTCGCTTAATAATCTCTTGAGGTATCTCGATACCCATAGCGGTCAACTCTCTGACCAACATCTCTACTCCTGTTTCCATAGTTCTTGCTTCATTAAATTTTTAATATCTCCAATTGTATAAACTCCCTGCTGACTGTTGTCCAAGGCATACACCCTAGTGTCGTCAGGTAACAACTTAGCTAAATCACTTAGCCATCTACTGTTATGCATGCTCCTGAACCATACCTTGTCAAATATGTCTGTGTCGATGTAGTAGTATACACCATCTTCATCACCTAACTCTATGTCGATAGGCTCTCTTGGTATTCCAAATGTTGTACTCATATTTCTTCGTCCTTAAATTCTTTCCATGTGTCAAAGTCTTGCAACTGCTCTAACATCCATTTAGCACCCTCAATAAAGGCATGCCTTATAAACTCACCATCCAATTTATTTAGCTGGTTGTACTTCCAAGAAGCTTCCTCAAGTTTTTCTTTCATCTGATTTAAAGGTTAAAATTTCTTGATTATATTTCTTCTTTGCGCCTTGGAATAAATGCTTCCATGAATGACCATTTAACATCTTTGAGATTGTTGACTGATCCACACCAAATAACTTAGCTATTCTTTTTTGAGTTAACCCATACTTTAATCTAAGTATGATAATCCTCTTTACAGACATACGGCTTAACTTAGTAAAGTTACAGTAGTTCTCAACAGATCCAGTACCTCGTTTTTTATTCTCGCAGTCAAACCCCCTTAAATATCTACTTATACTCGTAGCTGTTACTCCATACTTTAATCCCAACTGATCCATTGTTATGTCAGTAGTCATGTATTGATGCCTTATCTCATCTACTTTGTTTTTTGGTAGTGCTCTCATAATTTTTCTATTTCGTTTCTAACTTCATTCCAATACTCAATCCGTTCTTTCTCCCATTCGATATTGATGTACTCGCCATACCAGTTTTCTAGTATCTCTTCCAACATCTCATCAACCGCAATTAATGCGCATTGCTTGGCAACTTCATCTCCAACAGCATGAAAATGACATGATAGCTTAAAGAAGTATTGTTCAAATATCTCTACTGCTCTCTCGTGTGGTGTCATAAGTCCCTCAATTTAGCCGCAAACTCATAGTCCTCTTCCTTGACTGCCTTGTCTAGTGCTTCTTGCTTGTCAGAAAGTAAGACGAACTCATCCTGCGGTGTCCACATCAATCCCTTTGTGTCTAACATCATCCCACACTTGCACATAACCGCTTGATTATTAGAGCGTTGACCTATGTTAATTAAAGTTTTCATGCACATCACACAGTAAGATAATGAATTTACCATGTACACACTTCCCTTCATCCTGAACTGACACCGGTCGTCAGGTGCATTGCTTAACGCAATTACTTTGTCTCCTATTTTCATATGTCTCTCAATATTGCGCATAACTCATAGTACTCCAAGTCTATGGCTCTGCTTGTTAGTGAATGGCTTATCTCAGCCCAGTTATCCATTATTATCGATGCATTGTGCAACGACTCTTTCTGCTTATTGATAGGTAACTCTATTAGCCTATTCAATATGTTGTCCAAAAAATCTAGCTCCATTATTTCCTTCTTTTAATAAATCATATTTTATAACTTTTTAATACTTCTTTTACTCTTTCCCAATATGATATATGAGCTAATGAATTTATTAATAATAAATCTATTGCATATATCGCACAATCTACTGCAATGTTTCTAGTGCAATCAGTTTTAAAATAATACCACTGAAATATTTTCTCAGCGTGATCATTCTCTCCACCCTCTCTAAAAACTTGAAATGGTATACTAGAAGATTTTCTTAAATTATCGTTCTTCCACTCCGGAGATAAGTTAGTGTATCTTGCTAAACTATACATTTGCTCTTCAGTTTTAGCACTAGACAATGGTACAACATGGTCTATGTGCCATAAAGGTCTGTTACTCCAACTCATTCCATGTTTGAACTTTCTTTCAAGATGTTTTATTAATGTGTCTCTATCACATCCAAACAATCTTTCGTTGTATCCTCCTACTTGCCATTTCTTAGCTTTGATTGCTTGACCTGTTTTTGATACTATGCTTGTCCTTAATCTGAATAAAGGATCTTCCTCCCTTCTTTTTTTTATGTATTCTTTTACTCGAACACTTTTAGGGATTATTTTACTTTGGCAATCATTACACCTGTAAGATTCTCCATTGAACTCATTTGTGTACTTTACATTGTGACACGTGTTGCATACTCTTTTCATACTGCACCTTTTTAAAGCGAAAAACCTTCTCGGCTTTCGAGGGTGCAGCTCTACTAACCGAAAAGGTTGTTCAATTTTTTGATTAACTTCTGTCCCTGCACCGAACAAGGACAAAATTAGTGTTAAAAATTAAACGAAATGTTATTTTTCTTATTTTTTGTGTTAAAAGTTGTCAACATTTTATTGTTCAATCCCTTATTCTATAGTACTTTGTGTTAAAATGGTAATTTTCTTCCTTATATTATAAATAAAAAAAAGTTAATCATATAATAATAAGGTTAATCAAGAAATAAACCCCATATATAGAGAAAATATTCTCCGCAGTATAGACTTAAAGTTGACACTTTGACATTTTTTTTAACTAATCTACTGATTATCAATTAAATAACTTTTTTCAGTTAACACAAAATAAAAAATTTCAACATTCCAAAACTCTAATTTTAGAGTTTATCTTTCTCACAATCAACACTTTAAGTATGCTGACTTAACGTAACACTTTATATCAATCCATTCTCCCTGAACTCTCGTAGCAATCCGGCTCGCTTTCCTATCTTTCTGATTTCATTTTGGTATAATACTATTTCTCCCAGACTGATCTGTTGGATGGATTGCATTTCGTTATACAGTTCAATTGCTCGTTCTCTTGCTTGGTCTTTTTTCATATCTATAAGTTTTAATTAATTCCAATCCAACCATTCTTTTATTAGGTCGTTTATTTCGTCTCGTTCCATTGCTATTTATTTTTGTTCGGTTAATATTTCGGTTGCCATTTGGATTGCTAGCCAAATTTGTTCCATCGTTGCTTCATTCGTCAATGCCATGCTTAATACTTGCATAGCTTGGTCTTTTTGTATGTCTCCGTCAGCGACATTATACACATCTTGAATGTGCCATAGGTTGTCTACAAAGTATCCTGCTTGCTTGAGTACTTGTTTTGCTTCTACTGTTGTCATATTGATTCAATTTTAGTTAAGTAATAGTCATACCATTCGTTGAAGCGTTCCTGTATATCTTCGGTGTAATTCTCACCGTCATACATATCGTCCTCATTGTTACATATATCTCCCGATTCATATAACGTTCTATCGTGCGCCAGTTCGCTCGCTAGTTCAATCATTTGTTCTGTTGTCATTTTGGTTGGTTTTAATTAAGTTAATTTTTAGTTTAATTAAATCATCTGTATCTATATTGTAAGTATAAATATCTTCGCTATTATAAGCTTGAATTGATTTATCAAATACTTTTTTAATTGTAAAGATTCCATGGCATTGATAGGTTGTAAATTTATCGCCAGTATTGATATTTAAACCTGCCTCAATTATTGTTCTCATAGTCCTGCTTTTTTAATAAAATAATTTGCTACTTCGGGGATGTGTTTCTTATAGTAAGGCTGCTCTGATTTACACCACTTCTTTACATCATCCTTTGTACTAAATTTTTGATACTTGAATGTCACCTCTAGTTCATCTATAAAATCTTGAACGGTCCATCCTTCCCAAATGTGTCTACTCATGGCTACTTAAATTTAAAGGTTAATATTGTTGATAGGTTAATCATTCGATATGCTTTCTTATGGATGTCAAAGACTACGATTAGATTGCGTTCTGAGGGGTTGAACTTTAGTCCTACCCCTTTGATGTCCTTCTTCACTCCCAATCGAGCTGTCATTCTTCTTTCTGTTCCATCCTTCTTGATGAACGATACGGAGAAGAACTTTCCGTTTGTTGCTAAAATTTGTTCTCTCATAACTTTCTTAAATTATATGGCTCAGCACCCATGCCGTAGTCAAATGTGTATCCGATTAACTCTAATTCATTTACTATTCTATCTAACTCTTTATACGTGTTAGAAGATTCCTCATCGAATGATTCAAGTATAGCTTGAACATCATGTGGTATTAATTCGGGTGTTTCAAACAGGTCTCTCATATTGATATATTTCTTCGTTATAAAATAAACTTACATGGCAATCTGCAATATCCCATGGTTCTTCAAATCTTTCGTTCTCGCATATGAATTGAAGTATGCTTCCTACCTTGTGACTATGCTCTTGCCATTCATGTAGCCATTCTGACGCATTATTCTCATAGCTTGATATGAAGCCATCCCTTGATGTATATCGCTCTCTTATATAGGCTGAAAATGCTTCTTGATTTTCGTTAAGGTATTCTAGTATTTTGGAATCATCAAACGTTATCTCGCAATTTATTGAGTCATTACTGAAGTTGTAGTACTTTGGGCTGATTACACATTCGAATTCAATATCGGATACAAAGTCTGATAACAAGTATTGAACTTCGTTACACATCTCCTTTGCAATATGATTTTGATAATCTTTCCAATTTATAAATTCCCAAAACTCTTTGTCTTTAGGCAGGTCGAAGATATCTTCCTCCCCATCAAAACATGGATCATCCCAGTGCGATCCATAGAAACCACTGAATAGTGGTAGATATGTTTGTACTTTCATAGTGTTATTATTATATCGTTATTATTTCGTTCGAATGTGTATGCACCAATTTTTTTTGGCTCATTCAAGAATTCCAACATGTCATTCTTGTACTCATAAAATGTGTCACCTTTCTTTGTCATCTTAGATGTATCAACATACAACTTTTTATCAGTACTTCTTGAATCGTGTATGTTAAATCTCTTGTAATAAGTGAACACATCTAGTTCTAATTTTGCTAGTTGTTTTAGTATCTCTTCCATATCTATTTGTTTTTTAAATTAATAATCAGAAAACTTTACATCTAATGATTCATAATCGCCATTTTTAAAAACGGCTACTAGTTGTATGTTATCAATTTGTTCATCATCGTAAATCATTGTTTGAGCATACTTGTCAAATATTTTTTTTGCTTTCTCAAATGATTTATAATTTAATTCTCTTTCTTGTTCTCCGTTAATCAAATCTATATCAACGGAATATTCTTTTATATTATGCATAGCTATTTGTTTTTACTCAGCGCACAATTCCCATGGCTGAAGGTTAATAATTGTTTTTGTTCCTCCTAACTGTTTTACAATAAATCGAGCGAGCTTTCTATTGACTTTTTCGTCCTGAATATTTGCGCTTCCGATTTGCTGAACAACTTCCCTTGGTGATATACCTAAGACTCGATGACAAAATTTGACATCTTGTCCTAGGTAAAAACTTTTATTCTTGATTAGTAATGTCCAATTGTGATCGAATCCGTAATTCGATGTGATGATAATTTTCATAGTTTAATGATTTAAAATGTAAATAGATTTATTTGATTTCGTTCCTAATGTACCACTACACAAATTGCATTTGCTGCATGTTGATTTCATTCCTGCTTCCTTGCTTGCAGGACAATTTACAATTCCGTCTATCTTAGATTCCGTAGCAATGTAACTTCTATAGCCTTTTAACCTTGCGACAATTTCACCTTCGATGTCATGTGTTGAAGCCATGAAGAATTTACTTAAATCATTTCGAATCCATTGATGTGTGTATCCGGTCCAATTATCCGCAACAATCGACATTTCTTCTATCATTTTAATTGGATGTAGTGAAGGTTCACCATACGTTCCGAATCGAACGTATGTACCTTGCGACATTTCCCTAGCTTGAAGAATCATGTCGTATTTGAATGTCGGTAGACTTTCGAATGTTGGGTGATCTTTTGCAATGCTTTTCAACATACTGATAAAACCAACATACTGATTGAATTTATGTGTATAGCATTTGCCGAATTCATTGAATGGACAATCCAAACAATTTGTATCAGCGTTACTGAAGAAAGTTTTCATTCCGTCATTCGTTCCATTAGCTATCAATTCAAACTGTTTTCTACTGAATGTGTACGTTTGGACAATCTTTCTTTTATTGTCGGCTTCAATTTTTTTGTTGCTAGTGGTTGACTTGCTTATTACTTGCAATGTATCACCAATTCTGAATATTAATTTCATGG